AAACGAGAAAATGAGGTCTCCATTCTGCCCTGCCTGTGGAGCCGCCCAGACGGACGAGGCCGTGGAGATGGTGATGGAGAGATTGGAGGTGCTGAATGAAGATAACGGTTGTTCTTGAGTCTTTCGTCCAGACAAGCTATGAGACCTACACCCACAAATACCGAACCGTTGACATAGAAATACCGGATGATGGGAACGAGTGGCATGTCGCCGGGGAAATGGAGGTGCCGAAAGATGGTTATTGAAACATGCCCTAAATGTGGCGCTGTACTAATGAATACTGTAATTTGCACAGAGCCGCCGATCTCTTGCAAAGATTGTCCATCCTGTGGATGGCATTGGGAAAGAACACCAGAGCCAATTGAATATAGGCCGTTTGGAGGGAATGGACTGGAGGTGCAGAAAGATGGCGAGACAGATTGACCTAGACCAACTTATGAAATATCCGCTCAGACGTGGAAGTGAGCATTGTGATGGGAAAAACGCTGACCCTCGTTTCCTAAACGGTGTGGAATCCATCTTAGAGTGGGCGCAGACATTGCCCACCCTCACCCCGCCGAACGAGCCGCTTCCTGTTCTCGTAAATGATGAGACGGGCCGCGAGTATATTGACTATATATGCCCGAGATGCAAGGACATCATATCCCAGCGAAGGCGTGGTCAGCGTATGGAAACGGTATATCAGTGCAAATATCATGATAACTGCGGCCAGCGTGTGGATTGGAGCAATCCGCAACCCTACCGCCGTCCGCCGGAGGGAGAGGAGAACACATGAAGTGCAGGAATTGCAGACACCTTTATAAAGACTGGTGCGCACATAAATTAGACAGCCCTGACCCTGATTTGGACAGGGAATGCAAAGACTATATGCAGGCCACTCACGCCGACCGCATCCGCTCCATGAGCAATGAGGAGCTATCGAAGTTCCTCTGTGAATTCCGATCCTGTGGTTCAGACGGGTACCCATGCAGTGGATGCAAGGCTGAGCGATACTGCTACACTGGACACACCGGAATGGAGGACTGGCTCCAGCAGCCAGCAGATGGAGAGGAGGACAATAATGGGTAAGTGCTACGCGCACGAAGAGTGCGAATACAACGGGCAGCCCGAGTGCCACTTGCCAGATGGCGTGCCATGCCCGCATGGAGTGACGGCCGATAAGCCTGCCGCAGAGAGCAAGACGGACATCGAAGCACTGATCGAACGACTGAACCAGTATAGCCAATCCCTGATCGCCTACCAGATGGGCGGGGAGTTTTCGGATGTGTGTGTGGATGCAGCCACCGCCCTCTCCACGCTCCAGGCCGAAAACAAGAGGATGCGGCGCGAGATTGCAGACTTGGAAACCCAACACCGCACCGAGATGTGCGAAAGCGGGTATGACTGTGTGGAGCTGGGAAAGGCTCGCACAAAACTGGAAGAGGTAAAACGCGCACTCGCAGAAATGTGGTTCGCCTACGAAAATAAAGACGGAGAGATTCCCCACACTTATGAAGAGGAAGCCGTGGAGCTGGCGCAGGAGATCCTCGGGCCATGGGGAGAGTGTATGCTGAAGTATCTGCGGCGCGGACCGCATAAGGAGGACTGAATGGAACGGTTGACAAAACGAGATGGTAATTTTGTGACAGTTGGGAAAAAACCAAGAGGATTTTTGTGCAGCACGGAATATTGCAAAAGTGCGTTTGAATGCCCAAATGTTTCAGATCGGACATGCCCTTATTTGAAAATGATTGACCGCCTCGCCGCCTACGAGGACACGGGCCTGGAGCCGGAGGAGGTAGCCAAAATCCGCGAGGACGTAGAGAACGGCTACATGAAATCAACCGCACGACGGTACGGAATCTCGGTTGCCCGCCTCCGCGAACTGGCCCAGGCTGACCGGGAGGGGCGGTGCGTGGTGCTGAATATGCCTCGCAAACCTCTGGTTTGGGGCGACGGCGACAAAAATACCTGCCTATGCCCATACTGCGGAAAGGACTTAATGGGCATCCCTTATGGGGAGCGCATGGTTTTACAGTGCCCGGAGTGTGGTCAATATTTGGATGTCACAAAGATAATCACTCGCGCCGAGGCCGAGGCTGCTCTGAGGGAGGACACCGATGAGCATTGAACTGTACGGGAAGGCGCTGCAAAAGGGATTGGCGGAGATCCAACCCGGCGTATTGCACATTCGCGAAGAAACAAAGAATAGGTTTTCTCCAAAAGCTCTGGAGGAAACGGCGGGGAGTGAGATGCCGACGTTCAGCCACGGCATAGAGGCGTTCCTGAACTATCTCCGTGACACGGAGCAGCGGCTGAAAATGGCCGAGCAGACAGAGCAGGAAGCCAACGACGCCACCCAGGACATCCTTCACTGGTTCGAACTATATGATTTCCGGGGGATTGAGGCCGTAAAAATGGCCCACAAGCTCCGAGAGATACGCCACCAGCGCCGGGAGGCGAAAGACACTGCATGGCTCACAGAACCTGTGGTGGACTGGATGCAGAGGCACAGGGCGGAGATAAAAGAGCTTGAGCGGCTCCTCGGCGAGGTGCGCAAGCGGGAGCGCCGCACCGAGAACCGCATCTACACGCCCAAGACTAGAATCATGGAGGGGACGCCATGAACGAAAAAATAGACGACCGCACCACCATCTACAGAAACGACGGGGTACATTCCGTCTCCGTGTTTTTGAGAATTCTCGGCACAGTATCACCGATCCCGGGGAACATCCTCAAATGGCACCATGAGGGAGAGTTTGAACGTCTTACCCTCGTGGAAATCCGGGAGCAGGTGAGAAAGCACATCGAGTGGCCGCTGTACGTTTGGGTGGAAAGCCCAACCGGAGGAGAGATTTACTGCACCGGCAACTACACCAGCGAAACCTGTTGGCGCAGGTGCGGGATCACTGGAGGGTACGCATGATTGATAATCGTGAGAGGGTCCGGCAATACAACGCTGAGACAAGGGCGTTTTGCCGGGAGCATGGAATCTGCCAGGTGTGCCGGAAGGAACCGGTTGAACCGGGCAAACGCTCATGTTCCGCATGTCTGCAACGGAACCAAGAGTATAAGGCGGCGAAACTAGCTAAAGAGACCGCCGAGGAACGAGAAACGCGGTTGCAATACATGCACAACTACCACCAGAATAGGTACTACCAGAGGAAATCACAAGGGATTTGCGTCCGATGTGGGAGACCTGTCCATGATGGGAAAACGACGTGCACCGAATGCCGCTTGATTGACCGTAGGCAGAAAGCCATCCGTCGTGGCAGCCGTATCACCGATTATGACGGCATGTGCAGTCGATGCCACAAAAAGCCTAGATTAGAAGGAAAGCGAGTGTGCGAAGACTGTTACCCTGTACTAATCGATATCATGCGAAAAAACCGGCAGGTAGGGATTGAAAGCGGGGCATATCGCAAACCAACGGATGACACCTGGAAAATCATTAGAGCGGAGAGACACCATGGATGAGCGTTGGAGAGTAATTCCCGGGTTCGACGGGATCTATGAGCTCTCGGACGAAGGTCGAGTACGTAGCTGGCAGAGAGTCGGATTCATGAAAGAGTCTCTGAAGGAGCCCCACATCCTGAAACCTCGGAGAAGCAAAAACGGACAGGTATACGTCAAGCTAGGGGGGCGAGACGGGACAAATCGTGCTGTCCGCAGCCTCATGCGGGACGTTTGGATGAAGGGTAAAATCCCTGGATACGTGGTCCACAGCAAAAACAACGTCAAATCGGATTGTCCCCTCAGAAATCTGGAGTATACCACCAAGCAAAGCATCACAAAATCAGGGAGGGGGAACCGAAGGGCCGTCATGCGGTTGGAGAACGGGATGGTTACCAGAATCTACAAGAGCGGGAGGGAGGCAGCCAAAGCGGAGCACCTAACCCCGAGCGGGATGCACCGCAGAATTCAGAGGGGAACCATCGTGGACGGCGTCCAGTTCATATATGGAGACTGATCAGCCCCGCCATTTTCCGGGAGTCCATAGGGGTAGTCTATACCCATAAACCCAGAAAATGGCCATAAAACCTAAATACGGAAAGAAGGTAAAAACGTGGAAGCCATTGAAGATCTGCTCTTTTCCATTGGAGGAAAAGCGAAGAACGTAGGGTTCAAATATATCGTCGACGCGGTGAAAGTCACGCAAGAGGATCCTGATCTCGTAAAAGGACCGTTCCGGAACGTATACAGGAAGGTCGCGGAAATGAACGGGAAAACCATGGCAAGCGTCGAGCGGTCGATCATCCATGAGGTCTACAGGATCTATAACGCTGGATATGAGATGCCGGAGTTCCTCTCCACCAAACCATGGGAGGAGAAGCTGTCGGCGAAAGAATTTCTCACGCGGATCATTATGCGGGCGAATACGAGCGACCAATAATAGCGGAGGAGCGCCATGGATGAGCTGGAAAAAGATGTCCTGGCTGCAAAGGCAGCCGGGATGAGCTACGGGCGCTGGAGGGCCATGCAGGGATTTAGCGGACCCTGCACGGGCAAAAATGAACGGAAGCGAAAGAAAGGCGCACAGCCGAAATTCACCACAGAGGAGGCCTTTCTTCTCTGGAAGGCCGGCAACCGAGATAGTCAGATTGCGAGGTACCTCGGAGTCAGCCGGCAGAGCATCCAGAAGTGGAGGGGCCTCCTCGAGCTTCCATCCAATGCACGATCAGAGACAAGGACGGAGAGGTTCGCTCTGGTCAAGATCAACGGAGAATTCTATGCAGTGAGGAGCGAAGATGAAGGATAAGAGATTTGCAAACAGAGGCCTGCAGCTTGAAGAGTTCGTGCGATTCGCGAACCGGATGTATGCCAAGAGAGGATTCGCTGTCATTGAGAAACTACCGACAGAATTCCTCCCTATCCGGGACAGGCGGGGAAACGTGGCAAGCGTAAAGGTGGAGCATAAGAGCAAGGTCGACTTCATCGGTAGGCTTCGGAACATACCAATCGCCATCGAGGCAAAACACACAAAGGATGCCAGCATACGGTTTGATCGCGTAGAGCAACACCAGGCTCTCTACATGGACGCATTCACCGCAGAGCCAGGAACCATCGGCCTCGTCCTCATCAGCTTTGGTCTTCAACGGTTCTTTGCCGTCCCGTGGCAGTTTTGGCGGGATGCCATGATCGCGCGTGGGGCGGACAGAGCGGCCTGTGTGACCTCTGAGCACTTCGGGGTATCCTGGGACATACCGCACAAGATGAGCGTCAGAGCGGACGAACTGGATCCCGTGTGGGAGGTATGCGGAACCCACAGGACATTCGGCCTTCATTATCTGGAAAACGCAGAAAGATGGATAGAGCAACCGAAACCAGAAAATTTATGTGTATAATACATACAGAAGGAGGAAAACCAGAATGGAGGAATTCAGGACAAGCGCGACCCCGAGAACCATGATCGGGGAAATCCCCGTATTCTGCTCTTTCGATGAGGCCGTGGACATCGGTAAGGTTGTCCCGAACCCCAAGAACCCGAACCACCATCCAAAGGCGCAGATCGAGCTCCTGGCGAAGATCATCAAGGCGCAGGGGTGGAGGCAGCCGATTACCGTCAGCACCCGCAGCGGACTCGTGGTCAAGGGACACGGCAGACTCCAGGCCGCAATTCTGCTCGGGGCAGATAAAGTCCCTGTGGATTTCCAGAATTACGGCACGGAAGCAGAGGAGATCGCGGACCTGACGGCAGACAATCGGCTGGCAGAGCTCGCGGAAATGAACAACACCATGCTGGTGGATATCCTTAGCGATTTCGATACCGGAGAGATGCCCCTGGAACTCACCGGCTACACAGAGGAGGACATGGAGGGCATCCTCGCAGCGATCGCAGGGGAGGATGACGCGGAGCCGAACGACCAGGACACGGAGATGGACCAGCCCCTCCCCCCGATGAGCAAGCCCGGAGATTTGTGGCTCCTCGGACCACACCGCCTCATCTGTGGAGACGCCACGGACGATGCAACCATCAATCGGCTTATGGACGGGGAAAAGGGCGCCATGGTACATACAGATCCACCGTATGGCGTCAGCTACGAGACCCAAAGTGGGAAATTCGGAATGATCAAAAACGACGATAAGGCCCACGACGAGCTCTACCACAAGTTACTCCTCCCCGCATTCAACCTCTACCGAAAACACACCATCGAAGAGGCCGCGTTCTATATCTGGCATGCCAGCAGTACACGTCGTGATTTCGAGGATGCCATGACAGCCGCTGGATTGATGGAAAACCAGTATATCATCTGGGTCAAGAACGGAATCGCACTGGGTAGATCCGACTATCAATGGGCGCACGAGCCATGCTTCTATGCTTCCAGGGCAGGGATCACCCCGAAGTTCTACGGGGACCGGGCCCAGCACACTGTCTGGAGAGTTACCACACGACAGGAAGGGACTATGATGACCGTTCTCGGCGGCGGGATCGTCCTCACAGATGGAACAGGAGGAAAACTTTATATCACAGACAAGCCGCCCAAGGGTAAAAAAGTGCGATATGCCAGAATGGAAGCGGGAAATCCCATCGACCTCTTCCAGGAAGACAGGATGCAAACTGTATGGGAAGTCTCTCGCGAGACAAATACTCTTCACCCGACGCAAAAACCCGTAGAAATCCCGATCAGAGCAATCGAGAACAGCAGCAAGCCAGGAGAGATCGTCCTGGACTTCTTCGGCGGGAGCGGTAGCACCCTGCTCGGTGCAGAACAGACAGGGCGGAGGTGTTTCACAACAGAGCTGGACCCCGTATATTGCGACGTGATCATTTCCCGATACGTCCTGCACACAGGGAACGTCGGCGTGGTTTGCGTTCGTGACGGGGAGGAAATCCCATATATCCAGATGGTTAGAGAGTGGGCGAAAGCGAACGGCAGGGAAGCCGAAGTTGACGCCATGAAAATTCCGGTTGTTGTGATCAAAAAGATCACGGCCAGAAACGAAGAGGAAGAGGGGTGATTTACCATGAGCAACACCTCTGAACCCTGGGAGAGACAGCCAGACGAATCCCCGAAGGCATTTGAGGCCTTTACTATCTACCGGAACCTCGGCAGCAGTCGGAGCATGGCCAAAGTAGCCGAACAGTTAGGAAAGAGTAATCAGCTCATGTCCAGGTGGAGCAGGCTGCACGGATGGGTCCGAAGAGCGGAAGCCTGGGACAATGAACAGGATCGCCTCGCACGGCAAGAGCAGGCAATCGCCATCAAAAAGATGAGGAAACGACACGCCAACCTGGCAGAGGCGATGTTGATCAAGGCAGCCAAAGCACTGCAGCGGATACCCGATGACGAGGTTAAGGCATCCGATATTCCTAGAATGGTGGAGACCGCAGCCAGGCTGGAACGGATATCCCGTGGAGACGTAGGAGACGTCGTAGAGAGCAGAGACGGCGGAGAGAGCATCCCTTCCGTACAGTTCTATATACCGTCAAACGGGAGGGACCATGAAGAGACATCGGACGAATAACACCTGCTGGCTCTGCGGATCCGCTGGAGGACCGTTCAACGAACTGGAGCGCCATCACATATTCGGAGGGCCGAACAGGAAAAAGAGTGAGCGGTATGACCTGGTGGTCTATCTCTGCGGAGACACCTGCCATCGGAACGGACGGAGAGCCGTGCATCGAAACGCGGAGACAGCCAGAGATCTCCACGAATACGGACAGAAAAAGGCCATGCTGGAAAACGGCTGGTCCACAGAAGAGTTCATTCAGCAGTTCGGGAAGAACTATCTATAAGGCCGGCCGCGTGCCGGCATACGGGAGCACAAGTTTCTCCCGGGTGCAATTCCCGGGGCTCCCCATTGGAAAGCTCCTTTCTTGTCAGTTGGCGGCCCGGAACAGACGGGAAGTCCTGCGCGGTTTCGTGCTGAATCGCGCAGGGCGAAACTTGCCGGTTTAGCTCAGATGGAAGAGCGGCTGATTTGTAATCAGTAGGTCGCGGGTTCGAACCCTGCATCCGGCTCCAGGGGCGTGTGCCCCTACCGTATCTCTCTTTCCCCCGTGGTCCGAGCGGGGAAACTCGCTCGGAACCATGCCGCTGTGGTTTAACGGAAAAACCTCCGCCTTCCAAGCGGATGTTGCCGGTTCGATTCCGGCCAGTGGCTCCACCGCCGGGAAACCGGCGGTCACGTTCATGGGGGGAGCGCATAACAGTTTCCCGTGGAACCCCCTCACCATCGGTGAGCGGCATCATAGCAGGAACCTCCAGCTTGCTATGAGCGGGGGATAAACTCCCCGCCCGCCGCGCTCCCTCCCGCATGTTTCCCTGTTCCCGCGAGCCCCCGGCGCTATAGCCGGGGGCACACGGCCCGTTAGTTCAGACGGCAGAACCCTCAGCTCATAACTGAGTAGTCCCAGGTTCGAGACCTGGACGGGCCACCATCAAGACGAGGGTGAACGAGATGACGGTAATAAGACCACAGCCGAAACAGGAGGAATTTCTATCAAACCCGGCAGACATTGTCATATATGGAGGCGCTGCCGGCGGAGGAAAATCGTGGGCGTTGCTCTATGAGCCGTTTCGGCACGTAGATAACCCAGAGTTCGGCGCTGTGATTTTTCGTAGCTCGATGACTCAGATCACCGAGCAGGGCGGTCTGTGGGACGCCAGTATGAGGCTGTACAAGCTGTACCCGAATACACGGCCAATTAAGAGCCCGAAGCCATACTGGAAATTTCCAAGCGGAGCAAAGGTTAGCTTCCGGCAGATCAGCAGAGATGATGACGTCTATGACTGGCAGGGAACAGAAATATGCTGTCTCGAATTCGATGAGCTTACCCATTTCAGTGAGTTCCAGTTTTTTTACATGCTCTCCCGTAACCGGTCCACCTGCGGCATAGACCCCTACGTCAGGGCGAGCTGCAACCCGGACGCAGATAGCTGGGTGGCGAAATTCATTTCGTGGTGGATCGACCAGGACACCGGATATGCCATACCAGAGCGCAGCGGGAAAATCCGGTACATGGCCAGAGTAAATGAGGAAATCGTCTGGGGGGACACCCCGGAGGATGTGATCCGGGAATCGGAGGCGGCAGACTACGACGTAACCATCACAGAGGCTGACATTAAGTCTGTGTCTTTCGTCGCCTCGAATATCTACGACAACCAGATCCTCCTCAAGGCTGATCCCGGATATATGGCCAACCTGAAAGCCCTATCCATCGTCGAACGGGAGAGACTCCTGTACGGAAACTGGAAGATAAAAGCCGCGAAGGGCCTGTATTTCCCACGCGCCGCCGTACCAGAGCTTCTGGATGAAGTCCCGGAGGACGTAACCCGGTGGGTCCGGGGATGGGACCTGGCGGCTACAGATACCGATGAGGGCGGAGACCCTGCCTATACGGCCAGCGTCCTCTTGGGCAAACGCCGGGGCGGAAGCTATGTCATAGCAGACGCCACCAACCATCGCTTGAAGGCTGAGCGGGTCAGGGCTATGGTCAAGCAATGCGCGGTTTCGGATAAAGCCAAATATAAGAGAGTCCGGATCCGTATGTCCATAGACCCCGGGCAGGCCGGGAAAGAGCAGGCGCAGAGCTACATCAAAATGCTGGCCGGATTCAGCGTGAACACTGTGCGAGAGACGGGAAGCAAGGAAGCCAGAGCAGAACCATTTGCAGCCCAGTGGCAGGCTGGAAACGTCGCCGTTGTAGCAGGACCGTGGACAGAGGCGCTTCTCTCCCAGTATGAGAGCTTCCCAGAGTCCAAATTTAAGGACATGGTGGACGCGGGGAGCAACGCATTCAATGAGTTGGAGCTGATGAACATCAGCAGCCCGCCGCCAAGCGAAACGGCCATGACGCAGACGGCAAAAACAAGTTACTGGTTCAGATAGGAGGGATAGTGTGCCGAGAAAAGAGATCGGACGGATCGGCCAATTCCGCTATGGTACGGCAGGGAAAGAGAGCATCTTCTTTGAGGAGTTCCTTCCTGAGCTTCGCGGAATCCGTGGCGTACAGGCGTACCTGGAAATGGCAGACAACGACGCCACCGTCGGCGCAATCCTATTTGCCATCGAAATGCTGATGCGCAACGTGGACTTCTCCGTCGAGCCAGGCGGAAACACAAGCAAGGACAAGGAAGCGGCGGAGTTCGTGGAGAGCTGCATGAACGACATGGAACGAACCTGGTCCGACACGCTATCTGAGATCCTGTCTTTCCTCACGTTTGGGTGGTCGTACCATGAGATCGTATACAAGCGGAGGATCGGGAAAACAGGATCGCCTATCACAAACAGCAAATATGCAGACGGCCTAATAGGCTGGAGGAAGCTGCCGATCCGCAGCCAGGACACCCTATATGGCTGGGAATACAAAAACGAGGATGACGATGAGCTGATCGGGATGACGCAGGCGCCTCCCCCGCACTTCGAGCACATCACCATCCCAATCGAAAAGGCGCTCCATTTCCGAACCAGATCCCGGAAAGACAACCCGGAGGGACGGAGCATCCTGAGAACCGCCTACAGAGCCTATTATTTCAAGAAACGCCTGGAGGAGATCGAGGGATACGGCATGGAGAGAGACCTGGCCGGATTCCCCGTACTCTACGCGCCGGCAGACATGCCCATCTGGGATATGACAGATCCAGCCATGGCACAGACCCTGGCCCGAGCAGAGCACATCGTCTCCAGCATTCGCAGAGACGCCAGAGAGGGCCTGGTTCTCCCAGGGGGAGAGAACGGATGGAAGCTGGAGCTGATTTCCTCTGGGAGCAGGCGGCAGTTTGACACAAATGCCATCATCGACCGATATGACAAACGGATCGCCACCAGCGTCCTGGCGGATTTTGTGATGCTGGGCCAGCAGCAGGTGGGGTCATTCGCCCTGGCGGACAACAAAACGAAAATATTCGCCCTGGCCATCGGTACCTACCTGGACGTGATCTGCGAGGTGTTCAATAACCAGGGCATTCCCCGCCTCATCGACATCAACGGGGATCACTTCAAGGGGATCACAGACTACCCGAAGATGATCCATGGGGACATCGAGAGCAAAGACCTGCAGCAGTTCGCATCCTTCGTCAAAGAGATGGTCGGCGCCGGCGTCCTGCAGCCGGACGAATCCCTGGAGGATGAGGTTAGACGGGTCGGAGGCCTGCCGGAGAAGCTGGAGACGAAACCGCCTGCTGAGGCAAAGGAGAAACCAGTCGAAAAGCCAAAGGGAGACAACACCTACAAAATCACCAGCATCCTCGAAAAATACCAGGACAAGAGGATCCCGAGAGACGTCGCAGAACGCCTCCTGTCCGAAATTGGCCTGGATGAGGCCCAGGTCGAGCAATACATCGACGGGGCAGACAGGGCAAAGGCGGAAAGAGACTCCGAGAAGAACAAAGAAGTCCTTTCTGATGCCCCTGTCGAGCCGCAGGATGCCGCACAGGACCAAACAGGCGGGGAAGACGGGGTAGATGACATCCTGGACATGATCGAGGCAGAGGAAGCCCAAAAAAGCCTCGGTAGACGGCCATGGCCCTGGAGGTGGAAAAAGGAATGACTCGCGGAACGACACCAACCCTTATCTTCGATACCCCATACAAGAAAGACATCGTGGAGGGAGGGTACATCACATTTCAGCAGGAGGGGAAGGTTGTCCTCGACAAGAGCGTGGGGGAAGAAACGGTTTCTGTCGAAGACAACATGATCTCGGTACAACTTTCACAGCAGGAAACGCTTCTTTTCACTGAGTACGATGAACTCAGGATGCAAATCAGGTTAAACCTGAAATCCGGGAAACGAGTGGCATCGAATACCATATTCGTCCCCGTTTTCGGAGTTTTGAGGGAGGGAGAAATATGAGACGAAGAGTTCCTCTTGTCCCAAAGGACGAACCGGCAGAAGAGACGCGATTCCATACCACATTCCAAGAGGTAGTGGAGGTGATAGAGGATGACCATGAAAAGCTGAAAAACCGCGACCTACCAGACCAACACCCAATCGGAGCAATCACAAACCTGCAAAAGGAGCTCGGTTCAAAACTTGACTCGGACGGAGCTCTGACCAACGTAGAAATCGAAGCGATCCTACAACAGAACTGAGGAGGTAAAGCGAAATGCCAAAGTATCTTGATAGCAACGGCTTACTCTACTTTTGGGGTAAAATCAAGGCCCTGCTGAACACAAAGGTCGACGCTGAGGCAGGCAAGGGCCTGTCCACCAATGACTACACCACAGCGGAGAAGGAAAAGCTGTCCGGCATTGAGGCGAAGGCCAACAAAACCACCATCAACAACACCCTGGAGAGCGACAGCGCCACAGAGGCTCTTTCTGCTGCACAGGGCAAGGTCCTGGATGAAAAGATCACCGATATCCAGGAGAGCCTGGGAACCCTCGGCTACGGCGACATGATGAAGGCCGTCTATGATCAGGACGGAGACGGCGTGGTTGACGATGCCGGCAAGCTGGGTGGAAAGCTCCCCGAGTATTATGCCAAGGCTACCGATTTGGATCCCAAGCTGGATAAGACGGGCGATGCCTCCAACACCACCGTGACATTCAGCCCCGCGTCTGCCAGAGAGAACATCGCTACCGGTGAGAAAATCTCCGTGATCATGGGCAAGATCGCAAAGTTCCTGGCCGACCTGAAAACCGTGGCGTTTACCGGGTCCTACAACGATCTGACGAACAAGCCCACCATCCCTACCGTCACCAATGACCTGACCAACGAGCTCAAGGCGAACTATGACGCGGCCTACACCCACAGCCAGGCTTCCCACGCACCTGCCAACGCCCAGGAGAACGTCATCGAGAGCATCTCCGTCAACGGCAGTGCGCAGAAGGTCACAAGCAAGGGCGTGAATATCACTGTGCCTACCACCGTAGCTTCCCTGACCGACGCCGGTGAATACGCCAAGAAGAGCGAGATCGCCAACGTCTACAAGTACAAGGGATCCGTTGCCAACTACGCCGCCCTTCCCGGATCCGGAAACGAAGTCGGCGACGTTTGGAACGTCGAGGACACCGACATGAACTATGGATGGACCGGAGAATCCTGGGACCCCCTGGGACAGATCTTCTCCATCGAGTCCATCACTACAGGTGAGATCGACACAATCCTGGCCTCCTGATATGGAGGATAAGAATAAAGCTCCGTGCCCGTTCCTCGTAGATGGGACATGCACAAACGAAGCGTGTGACCAGGCATGGGAGCTCGTAGATGAAAAATTCTGCGAGATGAAGTGCCCGAGTAGGGTATAGGAGGACAACCATGGGAAAGCTCCGGTTCACAGGCGGGAAATTTCAGGTAGTGGTAGAAAAGGCGGACCGAGAAGAGGAAGCCGTTCTGCGAAAGCTGCGCCAATTCCTGGACCGCCATGAACCGGAGCTCGTCTATTTCCTGGTAAACCTGTGGAACGCCCAGGGTAGGGCAATCACCTACAAGGAACTGAGAGAGGCAATCCTGACCGGTGAGATCTCCGCAGACTACCTGGAAGAGTGGCAGCAGGACTATTCTCTGTTTGTCACAGAGCATCTCCGCCCAGCCTGGATCATGGCCATCGATGCCGCAGTGGATGACCTGAAAAAGCGGTTTCCCGAGTGGAGATTCGAGCCTATGTCGGATGGCATCCGAGACTGGGCAGAACGGAGGGGCGCCGAATTCGTTACAAACAGCACACAGGCGCAGATTGACGCACTCCGGGCAGTGGTTCAGAGAGCTGCTGGCCTGGAAGACATGGGTGTGGATCAGCTTGCAAGAGCAATCCGGCCAATCGTCGGGCTCACCTACCAGCAGGGCATAGCAAATGCGAATTACTACCAGAACCTCATAACGAATGGGACATCCGCAAAGAGAGCCCTCGACCTTTCTATACGGTATGCGGCCCGTCAGCACCGCTACAGGGGCTACAACATAGCCAGGACGGAGCTTGCCTTTGCCTATAACAAAGGGGCCTATGAGGGCACGAAACAGGCCCAGGAAGCAGGATACCTGGGGGAAATGGTGAAGGTCTGGTCTACCGCAGATGACGAACGGGTCTGCCCTATCTGCGGAGGACTGGAGGGGAAGCGGGTCGCCATGGATGAGGAATTCGATTTCTACACCAAACTGCAAACAACAAACCCGGGGATCCGGAGAACGCCACCGGCCCACCCTTCCTGCCGGTGCGCTGTTCTTTACAAGGAAATTTCACCGCCTATTTTTCGGTGAGCTGGGAGGCAGAAATATGAAGGCCAGGACATTTACGGATATATTGAAATTCAAGGTTGTCGGAGGGCTCAAAAAAACATCTGATTACAGGAAAGAGTTCAACGCTGCAAAGAAGAGGGGAGAAAAAGCCTTTATGGATGCCTATGGGTGGGACAAACAACAGATGGAACAGGCAACCATAGGGGGATATAAAAAGGAAGATCTTGAAAGCAGAGGGGTGAAGAAATCATTCTCTATCTACAAGACGGACGATGACAAGCGCCTGGTTTTCGGCTGGGCATCCATCGTCGCAACTGCAGACGGGAATCAGCTGGAGGACCGGCAGCATGACATCATCGACCCGGAGGACCTGGAAGAGGCAGCCTACGATTATGTGCTCAACTTCCGGGATACTGGAGAGGAGCACCTTCCATCCATGCGAAAGAAAGGGAGACTCGTAGAGAGCTGCGTTCTAACAGAAGAAAAGCAGAAGGCCATGGGAATCCCCAAGGGAATCCTCCCGATCGGATGGTGGATCGGGTTCTATATAGATGACGATGACACCTGGAACCGCATCAAAAACGGAACATACCAGATGTTCAGTATAGAGGGAAAAGCGAACCGGGAACCCATTGGAAAGGCGCACCACATGATCGGATGCGGCGTCCTCGTTGTGCGAGACGGGAAAATTCTCACCGGGACCAGGCTTGATAAGAAATCCCGCAGATGCATCGGAGGCCCCGGTGGTCACATCGAGTCAGGAGAAGATCCAGAACAGGCAGCCATACGGGAGGCGGAAGAGGAGTTCGGCATCAAATGCAGGAATCTCATTCCCCTCGGAACGGCCATGAGGAATACATCCACGGTCTTCCTATGTACGGATTTTTCTGGTGAGCCGAAAGCGGACGGCGTAGAGATGGGAGACGCCAAGTGGATGGACCTGGATGAGCTTCGGGAGAAGAATCTATTCCCGGCGTTCCGAGACTCCCTGAGACTATACGGAAACTTCGTGAAGAGCGGCAGCCTTTCCGCCAAGGCGTTCTCTGACGTGGTGAAGTTCAACCCGTTCCACGATGCCAGAGGCCGCTTCGCTTCGTCGCAGGGTTTCAAGACCTACTCCGCAAACCCTAAGACAAAGGCTGGAGCCATGGCTATTGCCCGTTCTGCCGCCGCAGGGCACGGAAACACCGTGAATGTACACCGGCAGTCCTACGGGGAAAACATCCGCCAGAATGCGAACTGGATCGGTCGAGGACACCAAAGCAGCCCGAGACAGCAGGGGAACGCTACGCTTAGAAACAGAATAGAGCCCACAAGCGGCCTTAGAGGCGCATCTGCTGCCGGTGCGAGGTGGCAGGGCCGGAATGCAGCTCAGGGGCGCACAACGAACGGTCCGGCCAAGCCAAAAGCAACGCAGGCGGCCAAACCTGCACAGAAACCAAGCACCAGTACATCTTCTGTAAAACCAGCGCAGAGTACTGCTACAAATCAGGCATCGACGAAACCTTCTTCACAGAACACATCCTCTTCCCTTAAAAGCGAAACCGCCGGAGTGAAGCTTCCCACATCGGCAAAGCACAGTCTGCTTCTGCGGGACGCATATGGGCACACAACCACCAATACAAAGAAAGTCTCGAATGACACCGTGCAAAAGAGAGTCGACGGTAAGGACATCTCGAAAACCTTTGACGCAAACAAAATCAAAGGGAACGGTTCCGCCATAGACAAGGTCGCCAGAGCTCAGGGATGGAACACGTCCGCCACCGTGACCAACGACCTTGAGACCTTCCAGAAGATGGCCGTGAAGAGCGGTCGAGTCATGTTCAGATCCGTCAATGGATCCAGCAACATAAGCGATGACGAGATGTGCAGAAGGACAATGACCGACGGGAATTTTTCTCTGGGCGGAAACGGAGGGAAAATGTATGGCGGTGGCATGTACCTAACAGATTGCAAATTTAATCCGACCGACAATCTCAAGAAGAACGTGAGCCGAGTCTCGCGAAGCCAACAGGAGTCCTATGGATACGCATTCACCCAGATGATGGCGACCGTCCGATCGGACGCAAAAATCGCAGACAGTAAAACGGCAAATTCACTCGTAAAGGAATTTCAGTCTCTTAGCGCGAAAGATAGACAAAAGTTTGGATGGGACCATGGAGCGTACATTGCCTCCAAGGGGTATGATGGCGCAAAATGGTTTCCCGACCAAAATCCAGGCGCATACACAACGGTCTACAACAAAAGCGCTCTCGTTTTCTATGGAACCGTCGCAAAGTACACCTAATAAATCATTGACTTTTTTCTGGTTTTGTGGTATAAGGACAGAAACAGACCAGAAATAAATAAATCCGAATGGGGAGGGATTGGAATGTTCCCGAAACTCGATATCCCGGATCAGTTCATCAAGGTTTACGAAAGAAGAAAAGGTCCAGAGGGGAAAAAGCAATACCTCAAGTGGATCATGGATAAGAGAAAGAGCCTGGAAAAACTAAAGGTCTACGGCTCTGAACAGGAAGCGAAACGGGCACTGGTGAGAAAGGTTAAAGACGAACCGGATGACCTGTCTGCAATATTTAAGCAGCCTAATGACATAGGGAACGGGTTTGTCATAGTACCTCACGAACTGAGAGAGAATGCCTACGTCAGTGGATACAAAGAAACAGTAGACGCAGGTAGAATCTATGATGAAGCGAAGCGATACGACGAAATTACGGGGGAGTGAGAACATGAAGAAGAAAAAGCGGAACGTGGCTCCAGAGGAAGGACCGCACGGAGTCGACAGATTCAGCTCTAACGGATACGGGATCATCTTCGACGGGAAACCGGTTGTCCCGGTCGACGATGAGGACTATGAGGAGATCGATGAGGTCGAAGAGTCCTCCGAAGATAAGCCATGACAGAAAACCTGAAAAAGTTGCGGAAGCCGCCCGGATTTTTCCGGGCGTCTTTTTTTATGCAACCTAAAAACCATATAAATGCTGTACAATAAACACAGCAAAAATACAGATAGCGCCCATAAATAAGGAAGAAAATATTTTCGGAGCAGGAGGATGCCATGGCTACAAAATTGAAAAAGATGCGGCTGTCAAGCGTGGACCTGGTAAGAGCCGGAGCGAATCAGGAGGCGGACATCTGCCTGTTCAAGAGCGCGGATGGGGAAAACGACCTCCAGAAGGATCGGGACGAAGGACTTATTCGCAGGTTCATCCAGTGGCTGAGAAGTGAGAAGCAGGAAGAGCCTGAAATTCCGGAAGAGGATGAGGAGCCCGAAGAGGAGGATGAGGAACCCGTGGACCCGAAACGGCTCTATGGGAATGCCCTAAAGGCGTCCATCGAGAGCATCATGGATGACCCGACCCTCAACCGGGAAGAAAGATCCGAGATGATCGGGAAGAGCATAAGCCAATACCAGGATTTCATGGACTCGGTCGCAAAGGCGGACCGATACGATGATATCGAGGAGATTTGATTGTTGGCCACAGGCCGTCAGGCCTTAAAAATAACAAAGAAAGAAAGGTGACAGCACATGAAAATCGACAAGAGCGTTTTCACGGCGAGAGAGCTGGCACAGTACGAAGCCCTGATCGCCAAGGCCAAGGTGGAGGAAACCGAGGCAGGCGAAGAGGAAGATACTGCTCCTGTGTTCCCTCCCCGTAAGACAGCCGCAAACCCCCTCGACAAGGCAGAAGACGATATGCCTGATGATGAGGAAGCCTTCGTGGGAGAGGACGAAGAGGAAACAGAAAAGTCCTCTGGGAAGGGCTGCCGTAAGGCGGATCCCGTAGTGTCCCCCGAAATGAACGCTGCCATGAAGCGGCTTGCCAAGCTGGAGAAGTCCATCGCCATGAAGGAGTTTACCGAGATCGCCAAGCGGTATGCTCCCCTGGGCGAAGACGAATCTGAGCTGGCCAAAACCCTTTATAGCATGAAGAACACAAACGAGAACAACTACAACGCCTACATCGACGTCCTCGAGAAGAGCCTGGACCTTGTGGAGAAGTCCGGCATTTTCACCGAGATCGGCAAGACCGGTTCCGCCGGCTTTTCCGGTGGGATCGTTGCCCAGGTTGAGGCAGAGGCGAGCGACATCATGAAGAGCGACACAAGCATGACATACGAACAGGCTATGGCCAAGGCCTGGGAGAACAACCCCGAACTTCTGCGTGAGTACGAAGCCGGCTACTTCGGACGCTGAGAGAGGAGAGAATAACAGATGAACTACATCGCGACATCTATAAACGAGAGTCCCGTGATCTCCGTGAAGGCCGGAGCAGCCATCGATGACGTTCGCGGGAAGGCCGTGAAGTTTGATGCCAACGGCGCCGCTGTTCTGTGTGCAGCCGGAGACGCCGCCCTCGGCATCGGGATCATGAACAACAACGACCCCATCGTTGTAGGCGGAGACGTGGACATCCAGATTAAGGACATGGGTCTGGTTGTTGCCGGCGCCGCTGCCATCAAGGCAGGCGATGAGCTGGCCTCCGATGCAAACGGAAAGCTCATCAAGGCAACCGACGGCCAGAACGTCGTTGCCATTGCCCTGGAGGCATCCAGCGCAGCAGACACCTACATCAAGGCCCTGCTGGTCCGGTACGCCAAGGCTGCCGCCGCCGGCGTAGGCGGCTGATGCAATAAAGAATAAGGGAGGTAGAAACGATGAATTCTATGACACCTGAGAGCATCCAGTATGAGATTGCAAAGGGTGCATTTCGCCCCAATATATACCTGACCAACCTGTCCATGGCCTACTTCCAGGACGCCAGTCGGTATGTGGCAAAGACCATTTTCCCCATCTGTCCTGTGCGCCTTTCCAGCGCCCGGTACTACACTTTTAGCAAGGAAGATCTGCTCCGGGACAACGTGGCTCGCAAGCCCCAGTTCGGGAAAGTGCAGCCTGCCCAGATGGGCCAGATGGATGAGAGCTACAACTGCAAAGTGGATCAGGTTATCGTCGGAGTGGACCAGATCGACGCCCTGAACTACCAGCGGACAAACGCTCCCGGTGTGGCGGATCCCAGACGTGCCAAGGCAAAGTTCATCGCCGAACAGATCCTTCTGCATCAGGATATCGCCTTTGCAGAGGGCTTCTTCCAGCCTGGTGTTTGGACAAACGAGTGGTCCGGCAATACCACCATGAACGAGGGCAGCAAGCAGTTCATCAAGTTTAACGATGACAACTGTGACCCCGTTGTCCTCTTCGATACCCTTTGCACCAGCGTGGAGCAGTCCACCGGGCGCCGGCCTAACCGCCTTGGCCTGGGCAAGTCCGCCTTTAACGCGCTCAAGGCGAACCCCATCGTTCTGGACCGCGTGAAGTTCGGCGGATCCACCGCCAACCCCGCTACCGTCAATGAGCGTGTTCTGGCCGAGCTGTTCGGCATCGAGAAGGTTGTTGTGATGAGCTCCATCTACAACAAGGCTCCCGTCGGCGCCGCCCCCAACATGCAGTTCATCTGCGATCCTACCAGCGCCCTGCTGGCCTACGCCACCAACTCCCCCGCCATCGATGAGCCCTCCGCAGGGTACATCTTTACCTGGGACATGCTCGGCAACGGCCAGTACATGCCTACCAGCCAGTATGAGGGAGAGCCCGGAACCCACAGTGAGTTCATGGAGGGCCTGTTCTCCGCCGATATGAAGAAGACCGGCGATGACCTGGCTATTTTCCTGAAGGACTGCGTCTGATTTTAGAAGGGGGAGAGGAACGTGCCATACGTCGCACTTAGACCATGCAGATTTTCCGGGAAGGCCTTCTTCGTTGGGGAGGGTATCCCAGACGATATCGTCCAGCCAAGCGCCGCCAAGAACCTCATCAAGGCCTCTGTGATTGCCCCGGTTTCCGACGGTGAGCAGGACGCCAAAACGGAACCATCAGTTCCTGAGAGGACCGGGATCACCGTTTCCGTGAATACCGAGCAGGGGGTCATGCATCTGGAAATCACCCAGGACGGCCTGCAATCGGTTTTTGACGTGCTGACTGGTAAGGTGATTGAGGCAGAAGACATCGTTCGGTCCATGACCGATGTGAATGCGCTTATCCTCCTGGATCTATCCGACTCGCGTCGCACCATTCGGGAGGCAGTGAAAGCCAGAGGACGCTCACTCAGCGGAACGGAGGAAGCGGGTGAATCCTGATGCCCAACTATTCCTATGACCCAACAAAAATCACGGACTCCGGCATGGACCAGATGCGCTTCGAGCTGGGAGATACCGTGGTAGATATGGGACCAGTAACCAGCCCGCTCTGCAATGAGGAGTACAACGCCATCCTGGAGAAATACCCGGATCCATCCCAGTGGCGGCAGGCCAAGCTCAAGTGCTTGGAAGCCATCGTCATGAAACTGGCGTATGAGGTGGACACCAGCGTAGGCGGCCTTTCCTACAGCCTCAACCAGCGGTTCGAGCGATGGAAGAAGATGCTCGAAGAGGAGCGGAAGGAAGCCGCAGCGTTGAATGGCGTCCCCGTGCCGGGAGACCCAGGGAGCCTGAGCCCCCATGGTGGCACTCCGTACTACTACAACGACATGCAGGCAAACTGGCGCAAATTCTGGAGGTGGCGCTGAGTGTCTTTCAGAGGACTGCTTAGACCTGGCCAGGGATTCCGACCGTTCATCGTGTTCTCTCGAGACAACACCTTGACGGAGACAGGAAGGCCGCAGGTTGGCAGGCTGGTCGAGCAGGGCACGTTCATCGGCATCATTTCCCAAGCCAGCCCGAAAGAGCAGGAGCAGTGGAAGCAGCTCGGCTCCCCGATCACGCACACCATCGTGCAGAGAGGGACCCGGGGCAGAGCAAAAGCCACCGACGTGCTTATGCTGAAACCGCCAAACCCGCACATGGGAAGACCGAGATTCTTCCTTGTGCAGGGAGAGCCGCAGGACCCCGGAGAGCTGGGCCATTTCCTGATCTACCATGTACTCGAAAGGGATGATTTGCAGTGAGTGGAGGAGGATCCGTTCAGTTTGAGCAGGCCATCCAGGGCATCGTGGACAGCATACGGCAGCAACTGGAAAGCAGGTCCTATAGAGTAGCCAACGAACTGCGAAACGCCTCCCTGGACGTGCTGAGAGGCCAGAGAGGGGGACGCAGGTACAGGGTTCCGGGTACACGGTCATATTACACGGCATCCGCGCCAGGTGAGCCTCCCGCAGTGAGAACCGGGGCATTCCGCATGTCCTGGAAGCCGTCCGCCCGAGTGGAGGGAGATTCCTATATCAGCGAAATCGAAACCAGCCACCGGGTGAACGGGTACATTCTCGGGGAGCTCCTGGAGAATGGAACCAGAAAGATGGCACCCCGCCCGCACCATGACAGGATCCTGGAAAAGGCGGAGCGCGACGCAATCAGAATATACTCCGAGCCATACTTCTGAGGGGAGGGACGCCAATGATCGAGCAGGCACTTTATGAGCACCTGATATCCTGGGCGTCCCTCGCTGCATACCTGACGAAATACAACGGGAAACCCGCCGTTTTTAACCAGGAAGCGCCCCCAGACTCCGATGACTTGTGGGGGCCTGGCCCTCAATATTGCAGGGTTGTCTTCTATGTGGATGTGCAGGGAGACCCGGAACGTGCAGTCGGAGGGATTCTGGCCGTAGATATCCAGTGCAAAAACGGAGACGCGCCGCCGGAGGAGCTGGAACCGATCGTGAGAGACGCCATCCATGGCTGGTTTTTCACGGACGGGAAATTCACCGCAGAAGCCCAGTGGAAGTCCTCCAACTACTTTACGCAGCCGACAGACGAAGTGAAGGGATGCACCATCATGTTCGACTTGCTGGCCTTCCCGTTTATCAGCACGGGAAGCCCAGACGTGGTGAAACGGATCAACGAATGGACGGCGCAATTCGAAGGGATTTATGTCATCAACCAGGACCAACTCCCGGCGTCCGCCTGGCGGCCAGAGGGAACGGAGTCCGCAGTTTACTGGCGTGTGGTAACCGACACGTCCGCGACGTGGATCCCGGACACATTCCAGACCATCTGGAGAACCGCCCAGCTCAAGGGGCACGTTTTCTCCGCATCGTTTCAGGTGATGGCCGACCTGGCCAGGGACCTGGTCTTCCAGCTCTACACGGACAAGAGACTCATGAAATCGGGAGAGAGCCCGATCATGGTGAATCAGCAAAACAGAGTAGAGTACGGAGCTGACCCCCTGAGAACGGGACAGATCAGCGTCGACGCGACCTATGGCGTCCTCGTCTACCACGGCCCGGACAAGTTCCTGCAGCGATTCGAAATTGAAGAAGAAGGGAGCCCAGTGGGACATGACATCATCGAATGACTCTGTCAAAGAGACCAAGACCGAAACCAAGACTCGGGCCGAAAAACCTGCGGAGAGCGTTTATTCCGCAGAAGAGCTCGCAAACAACTACAAGGTCTTCAAGACCTACCGCGAGCAGGTCGTTGTTGCCCTCCGGCTGGCCGGAGTGGACAAGGCGACGCTGCCCGAAGCGATCAAGATCGTCGAGAAGTTCAAACGTAAGGAGGTAAAGTAAATGGCTGTTTTTTTCAATGAGGGCGAACAGAAAGTCCGTCCTGGCCTTTACCAGAGATATACCAATATCGGATTTGACTCTCTGGCCGGCGCAAGAGACGGAATCTGCGCCATCCCCATCAAGGCGTCCTGGGGGCCCCTCGGTGAGGTTGTCCGGAACACCGTGGCGTCCGATCTGACCAAGAACTACGGATCCGGAGAATATAGCGAAACCTTCACCGTGCCCGCCGCCGCCGCTATGTTCGAGGGCGGAGCTATCGAGGTCTATACCTACCGCATGGGTACCGGAGGAACCGCAGGGAGCAAGGAGCTCACCACAGGCCTGACCGCTACCGCAAAATACGTCGGTTCCACACCCATCTCCGTGGCGGTCCAGGCAAAACTCGGAGATGCCACGAAGAAGCAGCTCCTGGTCTATATGGGCACCACACAGGTCGAGACCATCGAGTTTGACGGATCTGGAACCGGAGAGGGTGCCAGCCTGATCGAGGAGGCTGCCGACTCCAAGTATATCGTGGTTACCGCTTCCGGAGAGGCCCCCGACACCGTTCCCGTTCTGGCCGTGGCATCCGGCGCCCTTTCCGGAGGGACAGACCCCACGGTGAACAACGCTTCTTACTCTGAGGCATTCGCTGCCCTGGAGCCCTATTACTACAACACCATCGCCCTGGATGTGGACGATGACTCCGATCTCACCCTTAGCCTTCTGCTCCAGTCCTACCTGGACAGCGCCTACAAGATGGGCAAGCTGGGCATTGCGGTGGTCGGCGAAAAGGTCACCGTTCCCTTCGAGGACAGACTGGCCCACGCTACCGCGTTTAACGATGCCAAGGTGGTGTACCTGGGCGGTGGCTACAAAGCCGGAAACGTGAGCAAGGACGGCGTAATGGCCATCTGTTACACCGCCGGCCTTATTTCCTCGACTCCCTCGAACAAGGGCATCGTCCACAGCGTGATCAATGGCGCCACGGACCTGTGCGAGAGCCTGACTTATTCCCAGTATGAGGACGCCATCCGCGCCGGCATGCTGGCCCTTTCCATGAGTGCAGAGGGCTCCATCTGGTACGATTCCGGCATCAATACCCTGGTCACCCCCGAGCCTGGCATCGAGGATGACGGCTGGAAGAAGATCCGCCGGGTCAAGATCCGTTTCGAGATGTTCGATCGAATGGACAGAACCCTGATGCCCAAGGTGGGCAAGGTCTCCAACGACAGCGACGGCATCGCGGACGTGATCCAGTCCGGCCAGAGAATCCTGGACGCTATGGTCAACGAAGGAAAGCTGTTCGCAACGCCCGTCTTCGCCCAGGATCCCGCCAACCCGCCCGAGGGTGACAGCGCATGGTTCATCATCCAGGCCGATGACATCGACAGCCTGGAGAAGATCTACCTGCACTATCAGTTCCGCTATAGCCAGAATTCCTGAGCAGAGAGGAGTGAAAGACAATGGCAAGTAAGAACAACACTCTGAACACTACCGAGCTCATGACCGGGAAGGACGGTCGCCTCTTCGTGGAGGCTGGCGGCGTCAACGTCTTTCTGGCTGAGATCAACACTTACGCGGTGAACATGAACGTGAACACCGCAGAGAAGCAGCCCGTGGGCTCTATCCTGGTCCACCGGATCCCTACCGGCGTCACCTTTGACCTGACCTTCACCGAGATGGTGGTCCGGGACGACCTGATTATGGAACCCCTGCTGACCGCCATCCAGGAGGGCAACCTGCCAACCTACAACTTCCAGGGCGTGGCCTACAAGCCGGACGGCCAGGAGCAGCGCCTGGCATTCAACAATGCCGTCCCCAACGGGACCTTCGGCCTGCAGACCCTCACCCCCGGAGAGGTGATCGAGCGCGAGCAGAGCTTCGCCCTGAACGCCATCCCCTCGTTTATTTCCAGCATTGCGTCCACCTACCTCGATTGAGGAGACGCCCAAAATTAAAACATTGGAGGAATTACCATGGATGAAGAGAAGAAGAACGTCACCGGCTTGGAAACCTCGAAAAACCGAAAAGAGGCCGAATATGACCTGGTGCAAGCGCTCCTTGAAGCGGCTGAATTCAAAACGTCAGAAGACAGCATAACAGAGGTGGAAATGAAGCGGAACGGCAAATTCATGTTTACCGTTCACATCCACCCGGTGAGCGAAACGGATGCCAGATTCGCCCGAAAGAAGGCAACCAAATACATGCCGAATCCCAACGGGAAGAAGCTGCCTCCCATCGAGAAGGAATTTGATAATACCGAGTTTAAGTCCTGGCTGATCTACCTGGCCACCACACCGGAGGATCAGGAAAAGATCTGGGGGAACACCGCAGTCATGAGCAAATACAACCTGGCAGAGCGCTGGGAGAGCGTCGACACACTCCTCACCATGGGAGAGAAGAACCAGCTGGCAGACCTCGTGGCAGAGATCAGCGGCATCAACGATGAGGACGCCGTCACCACGGAGGAGGATCGGGAGGAAATGAGCCCGGAAACCTTTCAGTGAGCACCTGATCGAAGAGAGCACCCTGGCGTTTCTCTTGCACACGATTTTCCAGAACCAGGGCATCGCACCCGGCGTGGTTATGGGCCTAAGAGGGCCGAATGACAGCATACCCGCCGGGGAGCGATCCTTCCTTCTCGCCTCCACCAAAAAGGCGCTGGAAGACGGGGACGTTCCAGTGAAAATCAAAAACTTCAAGTCAGAAAAAGACAAAAACAAATGAGAAAGGGGGGAGCCTGATGCCAAGCAAGGTCACCATCGACATAGAGGGTCGCTTTATCGACCACATCTCCGGGAACACCAAGAATGCGAAGCGTTCCATTGACGATCTGGGAAATGCCGCGCAGAACGCCCAGAAGAAAGTGGATGGAATCAAGTCGAAGAAAGCGAAATTCACCGTCGATGCGGATGACAAAGCCTCGCCGAAAATCAGCAAGCTGGACAAACTACTCAGCAAGCTGAAAAAGGGAAAGACAAACGTCATCCTGGAAGCGTTGGACAAGGCCTCTCCCGCTATATCCAAGGTCCTGAATTCTCTAAAGGGGTTCGGAGGTAAGACCTTCCGCGCCATCCTCGCCATAAAGGACGCCGGCGCATTTTCCACCGTGAAGAAAGTAACGTCCGGCATGGAGTCCCTCACGAAAAAGACCTGGACGGCGGTTATACGAATCAAGGATCTGGCAACCGCACCGCTGAACAAGCTGAAAAACTCCCTGTTCAGTATAAAAACCCTTATTGCAGGCATCGCAATGGCCATGGCCGCGCAGAAATTCGTCATCCAGCCAATCAACCTCGCAGACGCATATTCTTCTGCCTCGATCGGGTTCGAGACCCTCCTGGGGGAGAGCCAGGGCCAGCAGATGATGAACCAGCTTGACGAATTCGCGAAAGCAACCCCGTTTAAGTCCTCCCAGGTTATCGCGCAGACGCAGAGGATGCTGGCAATGGGCTGGAACGCAGAGAACATCATCAAGGACATGGAAACCATCGGTGACGCGGCAGCAGCCACCGGCAAAGGCGAAATGGGCCTGCAGCAGATTGTCACCGCCCTGGCGCAGATCCAGACCAAGGGACGGCTCTCCACAGAAGAGCTGAACCAGCTTGCAGAGGCCGGCATCTCGGCGAAGAAATACATCGCTGAGGGCCTCGGATACGGCTCAGGGGACGAAGGAATCGCCGCCATGACAAAGGACCTGGAGAGCGGCGCAATCGCCTCTGGAGAGGCCCTGCAGGCCCTCCTGAGCGGCATGAAGGAATACGAAGGGATGATGGACCGGACGGCAAACGAAACCGTGTCGGGCCTGAAAAGCCAGATAGAGGACGCATTCGAGATTGATGTATTCCGCAAGTGGGGCCAGGGCCTACAAGCCGGCGCGAAGGTCGGATTTGGCGCAGTCGTTGAGCTGCTGGACGAAGCGGAGTCCGGGCTGAATGAGCTCGGGGACATGCTCTACGAAGTAGGAAGCAAAATTTCGACGTTCTTTGCGGACAAGCTGAACAACGCCATCGGGAGAATCTCTGATATAACCGACACCTATGAGTGGGAACAGGCTGGAATCGGGGAGAAGATCTCGATGCTCTGGAAGGGCGTAGTCACAGACCCCCTGGCAGAGTGGTGGTCCAACGGCGGACAACAGAAAACCGCAGCGACCGCCGGGAAGATCGGAAGCTGGATCGGGAAAACCCTGTATAGCGGAATCATGGCCCTGCTGGGCGCGACCGATGTCCTGGAGGACAGCGGAATCGGTCTGAGCGGCGGCATGAGTGTGGCGCAGAGCTTCGTGAAGGGGTTCGTGGACAACTTCGACGCCTCCGCTATAGCGGCTAAGGTCGTGGATGCCATCGGAAACATCTGGAACGCCCTCCCGGCCTGGGGCAAGCTCCTGGTCGGCGGTTACGTCGGCGGAAAGGCGGTCTCCGGTCTCGGCAGCGTGATCGGCGGAATCGGGAATGTCATCGGAGGTATAGGCGGAGGAATCGGGAAAGCCCGGGGATTCTTTGGTTCCACGGGTAACGCCATGGTCAACGGGTCCGGCCTTCTGGGCAAACTGGCCTCCGCAGGGTACATGTTCACCGGCGGCGCAGCAGGATCCGCGCTTTCCGGAGGAACAGCCGCCCTGATCGGCGGCGGGACCATTGCCGGCGGCGTTGCAGGCGTCGCGGCTGCCGGGAAGGGTGTCTATGACCTCTACGGTTCATACCAGGCATACAAGGCCGGAGACATGACCGAGGCCAAGGCAAAGGGGGCCAGCGGCGGAAGCGCACTTGGCGGAGCAGCCGCAGGCGCAGCCGTCGGATCTATGATCCTACCGGGCATCGGTACCGCGATCGGTGCCGGCATCGGCGGAATCGCTGGATGGATCGGCGGAAACAAGTGGGCCAGCAACATCCGGGAAGCCAACTATGAGTCCCAGGAAATGAAAGACGCCATCAAAGACAGCGACATGAGCGCAGAGCAGATGGCGGCCACATTTGAGAAAGCTGTCTGGCAGAACATGCGGGACAACTTCGGGGATATAGAGCTGTCCATGGCAGAGATCGAACGCCTGGCAGATCAGATCGTCTGGGGCGACGATATGGCCGCATTTGAGACGTTCACCACATCCACAAAGGCAGCAGAAGAGAGCCTGAAATCCCTCCAGGCAGCCTCCGAAGAGACTGGCCGGTGGATGTGGAAAGCTGGCCTCGGCGTAACATTCAATGACGATGAAATAGAGAGCATCACCGCCTCCTTCGATGAGTATATGGCCCAGGCGCAGAGCTACCTGGACAATAAGCACTACGAATTCACGGCAGCCGTTTCTCTTCTGGTTGACCCGGAATCCGAAACAGGCAAGGGGATCCTCGACAGCGGAAACGAGTTCTTCATGGGGCTGCAGGACCAACTGGACGAACTGAGCGGCCAGCTATCCGATACCCTCAAGATTTCCCTGAGCGACGGGGTAATCGACATCGACGAAGAGGCAGAGATTTCTCGGCTGCAGGGACAGATCGCGGACATCCTGAACAAGGTAAGTTCCGCAGAGCAGTCCGCCCAGCTTGATCTGATCAAGCTGAAATTCTCCGGGACAAACCTGGACGCGGAGTCCTTCTCTAACCTCATGGCCCAGATCCAGACCACCATCGATGAGCGGATGGCGGCCACAGATGAAGCGTTCGTGGTTGCCGTTTCCGGGCTAAAGATGCAGCTGGACGCGGGGGAGATCGATCAGGGCGAATACGATGCGCAGCTGCAGGCGCTCACGGAAGGTTACGCAGCCACCGTGGACAGCGTCAAGGCAGAGGTCCAGAACGTAGAGCTGGACATCATAGACGGCGCCTACGGGGACATCCTGGGCGAAGATGCCAAGGCGAAAATGTCCCAGGCCATATCCGATTCCCTGGCACAGGGTATCGAACCCGCTACATGGACCACGGAGCAGGCCCGGCAATTCCTCGGAATAGACAGCCTGTCCGAGGAAATGGCCGGGGCTATGACCCAGATGCTGGGACAGGTGGCAGAGCAGATGAGCTCCCTGACCATCGACACATCCGCCCTCACCAGCGGCATAGACAACTCGATAGCCAGCGCCATCAATCCAGAAACGATCACAGCAAAGGTGCAGTCCGCATTCCCGGCGAGCATCCCTGTCAACACGAACACTGTGATCTCTGCGACCTACGACGTGACAAACGATTTCACAGGCAATGCCTCCGAATTCAATATCATGTCGCAGTACGAATTTTTGACGAACGCTGGTATTGATCCAGAATACAAGGTCCTGGATCTTTTCAGCGGGGACAGTTCTGTGTTCAACGTCAAGAGCTCGTACAACTTCTCTCCGACTGTCACTGTCACACCGAGATACGTGACAAACGGCAGCTATGACGGCCCGGCGGCTCGCGGTGGGCTTTTCGGAGCCAATATCCCTGGATTTTCCGCAGGCGGCATCGTCCGAGGCGGTTCCCGGCTGATTACCGTAGCCGAAGAGGGCAGTCCGGAGATGATTATTCCTCTCAGCTCGCAACGCCGGAACCGCGCCCTGAAATTGTGGGCCCAGGCAGGCCACATGATGGACGTGCCTGGATTTGCCCGAGGCGGCCTCACCACCGGGAACACGGAGGGAGAGTCCATCCGGCGGTATGAGCCGGAGGACATGCCAAGCGGTCGGAGTGTGTCTGTTGACGTGGGTGGAGTAACTGTCCAGATCAACGTGGATGCTGCCGGCGGAGACGTGGCAGAGGCCATCCGAGCTCAGAGCGAAGAAATCGCGGAGACGGTGGCCGGCATCCTCAATGAGGCATTCCGTGCCCAGTTCGAGAACACACCCACGAAGGGAGGCGCTGCTTAATGGGAACTTCCACCATCGACATCTACATCCGGGAGCGAAAAGGGGGGCGGGAGATCCGGATCCCCTGGCTCCCAGAGGAAATCCAGTACAAAAGCGGCGGGACCGTCGTGGCGTCCTACGACATTATGCGAAGTGGAGAAGTTGCAATCCCTACAGGCAGGGGACTTGCAAAGGTTTCCTGGAAAAGTGAATTTCCCGGCGCAGCCAGAAATGACCCGACTCTGCAGCGTGGAAGCTGGGATGACCCGGCGAATTACCACAAGACCTTGGAGGACTGGCGAAAGAACCAGACACCCCTCACCATCCTGGTCACAGGATACCCGATCAACCTGGATGTATTCCTGGAGGACTACACGGCAACCGCCACCGGAGGATTCGGGGATATCGAGTATGAGGTTGAGTTTACGGAGGACAGAGACCTCTCCATCACGGAAACCGAAAGCTCCGAGGATGGATCCTCGGGCGGAACAACCGATGAGACGAAACGCCCCGCAGAGGAAACCACCAGTTACACAATCAAAACCGGGGACTGCATGTGGAACATCGCAGAGCAATACCTCGGAGACGGATCCAGATGGCCGGAGATCTATGAGGCAAACAAAGAGATCATCGACTCCGAGGCAAAGAAGTACGGCAACAGCAACAGCATGAACGGCACCCTGATCTATGCCGGTGTAACGCTGAAAATCCCGCAGACATGAGGAGGCGAATCGGATGGAAGCATCGAAGGAATTCCCCCTTTACTCCGTCTACATCGTGACCGACAGCGGGAAACTGGATCTGACGCCTGTGCTGATCAGCCTGTCCTTCAATGATCAGAAGAAGCAGATGGCCCAGAGCCTGACGGCGCAGTTCGTCAATATCCTGTTCAACGGAGTCTGGCTTTCCACCACCCTGCAGGTGCGCCAGCGGATCTTCGTCTACGCGGATGATGGGGAGACCAACGATGAGGTCTTCAGAGGGTACGTCTGGTCCAGGACCTACCAATCCGGTGTGGGAGACCGGGAAATCACGCTGAAATGCTACGACAACCTGATCTACATCCAAGAGTCCGAGGTTTCCGAATACTTCTCCGCAGGGAAGAGCACACAGGACGTGATTACGGAACTTCTGGGGAACTGGGGCGTTTCCGTGGATTACCAGTTCGACAGCATTACCCATGCCAAACTGGCGCTCAGGGGTTCGCTGGGCGATATCATCACCAACGACCTCCTGAACCTGGTAGTCGACCGAAACGCCAAGAAGTACATGATCACCAGCAGCAAAGACACCATCAAGATCGCAGAATACGGATCCAACTCCAAAATCTACAACATCAAATTCCAGGAAAATGCGATCCAGACCCGGAGCATAAGCACAATGGATGACATGGTGACCCAAGTGGTGATCACCGGAAAAGCCGATGAGGAAGGCAGAGAGCCCGTGGAGGCCACCGTGAGCGGGAACACCGGCCAGTACGGAACCATCCAGCAGGTGATCTCCCGAGATGAAAACACCAGCCTGGCAGACGCAAAAGCGGAGGCCCAAGGCATCCTGGATGAGAACGGCGAACCGAAATGGGAGTACGAAATCCGCGTGGCGGACATCCCGTGGCTCAGGAAGGGCGACAAGGTGTTCGTGGCAGCCGGCGACATCGACAACCGGGAGCTTATTGTGACGGGAGTGAGCCGCAGCATAAGCGCAAAGGCAGCGACAATGACCCTCGACCTTGAGAGGCCGTAACAGGCCGCAGGATGCGCTGTGAGGGCGGCATACAGAAAGGGATGAACTTGCCCGTGAACAACAAAGAGAGGCTCGCACAGCAGCTCATGGGACGCATGACAAGCACTGCGAAGAAAAACATCCCGACCACCGTGGAACTGGGCATTATAAACGGCGACCTGTCCCTCACCGTGGACAGCATCGCCAGGAAAATCCCGCAGGAGGATTACATGATCGACCTGCAGCTCACCCACGAAACCTACTACACCTACAACGAGCTGAACAGCTCCGCGAATGCCCCGCACCACCATGAGGGAGGGGAACACGCACAGGCTGCAGGGACGGGACATCACACGCACGATGACGGACTGCATGACCACCGGGTTTCCTCGGTTTTCCGCAGGATCCAACCCGGGGACCGGGTCCTGGTCATCTGGGTCGGATTTGAGCCGATCATCGTAGCGATCGTGGTTCCCGGTACCACGATCACGCCGAACTGAGGAGGCGAATCACCATGCCCAACCTATTCCCGGAGGGATATGAAAACGAGGTCATCCGCCCGGATGACCTGGTCTCCAACCGGCCCATCGGATACAAGGGCGGCGCATTGTTCGATTATGAGCTGGGGGACTTCGCCAGAGACGGAAAAAAACAAATCATGAATGCAGACGGCATCGAGAGCTGGAAAGCGTGGTGCGTCAACTGCATGCTCACACAGAGGTACAAATACCTCGGGTATAGCACCGACTTCGGAATCGAGCTGGACAAGGTATTTGCAGCCCCTTCCAGAGAGGCGGCGGAAAACATCCTGACCCGGCAGATTACAGAGGCAATCCTGGCCGATGACTACGGGCGGTGCGAGTACATCGAGCGAATCGACTATGAGTGGACAGAGCCGGACGGCGTGAGAGTCAGAGCGATCCTCCACGGAATCGAGGACGTTACCATCGACGTCACCGCATACCTGACAAACCAGGGAGGTGAAGAGAATGCCATTTGAAATCCCGGACTTTTTGCAGCACCACAGCACAAACGAAGTCCACGCCAAGATGAAGGCAATCATCCCGGAGGATATCGATGTTTCCGAGGGAGGGCATGCCTGGAATTTTACGCGGCCAACAGCCCTGGTGGTCGCAGAGGTCTGCCAGTTCATCCTCCCGGAAGTGATCAAGCTGATTTTCCCAGAGTTTTCTTACGGGATCTACCTGGACTACCACGCCAAAGTCCGTGGCATGAACCGCAGGCAAGCCGTAGCAGCGTCAGGGACACTCAAAATCACGGGAACAGCAGGGACCGCAATCCCGCAGGGGAGTATGTTCTCTACGGCCTCAGTAAACGAGGAACCATCCATTGATTACGTGACAACGGAGGCAGCCGTGATTCCGGAGGCCGGAACCGTTGAGGTTCCCATTCAGTGTACGCAGACTGGCATCGTGGGGAACACGTCGGAGGGAACGATTATCTTCGTGGGAAACAAGATCATCGGGATCACCGCCGTGACCAATGAGGAGCCTGTGACCGGCGGAACCGAGGAGGAAAGCGACGAATCCCTGAGCAACCGCATCGTGGAGTACGATCAGACACAGGGTGAGTCCTTCGTGGGCAATCCAGCGGACTACAAGCGCTGGGCCATGAGCGTACCAGGCGTCGGGAGCGTAGTGGTGATCTCCGCCACCGATGACAGCGGACTGGTTACCCTGGTCATCACCGATGCAAACGGAGACCCCGCCAATGAGCAGCTGTGCGAGGACGTGTACAACTACATCATGCGCCCGGATGAGCCGGATGCCAGGCCGGCGCCGATCAACGCCAACCTGTCCGTCATCCCACCGGACACCCTGGCAATCGTCGTAGAGGCCACCGTTGAGCTGGAGGCAGGCTATGACATGCAGGATGTGTCGGGTAGCTTCCTGGCTGTGCTCAAAGAATATCTCCCCACCGCCATGGAGGAGAAGGAAATCAAATACACTCAGGTCGGCGCCCGTCTCTCCGCAACCGAGGGAGTGAACGACTACTCCAACCTGAAAATCGGCATAAAGGGCCAGACATCCGGAACCAGCAACATCCCCGTGGAGATCGATGAGCTGCCCATTGCAGACCTTGATGACATAACCTTCACACCAGGGACGGTTTCGTGAAAGAGGGATAGCGCATGCGGTACAAGACCGAGATGATGGAGGCCATCCTCCAAAACCCGAAAGCGCGGGAAATCGTAGACTATATTTGTGCGTACATCTACGGGGAGAGCTACGTGGGCCTCTGGATCTACGAAGCCATCGGCACCGTTCTGGGTGAGATCTATGACATCGCAGAGGAGCTAAAGCGGGAGGGGAATGCCTGGACTACAGAGGACCTTATGGCCTACTGGGAACGGCATTATGGGCTGCCGGTAAACACATCCCTGACCATTGAGCAGCGGAGAAAAATCCTCATTGCCAAAATCCAGGAGAGAGGTCCCTGCAACCCGATCCGGCTGGCCAATGCGGTATCCGCAGCCCTTGGCGGCGTTCCGGTGGATATTACCGAGAACGTGGCAAAGAACACCTTTCTTGTGATTATACGAGAAATTGTGAATTCTTATGACGCCATCCGAGACGTGTTGGATCGAAGAAAGCCAGCCCATTTGATCTATGAACTTCGTGTGACCATCCAGACCGTTGCAGAGGTGGAAGAGATCAAAACCGCAACAGCAACAACCTATAAGGAGTCCTCTGTAGTAGAGGTTTACCCCATTCGAGATTTCCCTCCACCGCCGACAGAGCTCACCACAGCGGTGGTTATTAACCAATACGAGCGATTTTTTGTGGAGGTGACGCAATGAATGTTTGGAATAACGCTGTCATCACAGACAAAGGATTGGCACTGCAATCTAAGATGATGGCGGGTACGAGTTTGCAGATTACACGGGCAATTGCCGGGAGCGGTTATGTGACACCTGGGTTATTGCAAAGCCAGACTGAAGTAATTGACCCAAAAGCGGAACTGGAATTTCGGGCTGTGAGCTATCCAGAGTACGGAAAATGTAAATTACCCTTATTTCTATCCAATGACAACATTGAAGAGGGGTTCAAAGTCCGCATGATTTATCTCATGGCTATGGACCCAGATGAAGGAGAAATTGTTTTTTTCGTAGCACAGTCCGTGAACCCAGATGAAGGGACTGTGGTGCCATCGGCGGAAGAAATGCCAGGCTACTCATCCGAGTGGACATTTTATTTCCAGTTCGGTCGTGCGGATGGAGTCACCGTTATGGTAGATCCAACAGGATATGTAAGTCGAGAAGAGATGGAAGCCTATGTGGACCAGGCTCTGGGAACAATCGATAGAATCTCAGAGGAAAATATTGATCAGGCGTTTTCCAAGCAGACATCATGAGGTGATGACCAATGGCGGAAAAGAACAGAAAAAAATTCTTAGATAAAGAGGGTATGGATTATCTGGTTGGGAGGATCCTGGAGCTCTTGGAAGAAAAATCAGATAAAGACCTCAGTAATGTTGATAATTCTGACTTTGCAGATAAAGCACAGAAAGCTGGGGTAGGAGGCGCACCTGTGGTGACGGCAACGTCGACCGATGGAGAAAACTATAAATCTACGGTCAACGGTGTAGTGCAGCTGACTACTGGTATGACCATTACCATTATCCCGAACATTACGAGCACCAAGACAAGCGTCAACCTGGATATCAATGACCTTGGGGCTAAGCCTATCCGTATGCGAACCGGCTACGATACCGGAACCACGGAGGATGGTGTCACAGCCGGTTGGATGACAGCGCAAAAACCAGTCCAACTCCAGTATGACGGAACTTGTTGGATTGCGGATCTCCCGCGGGCAGATGCCAATGCCATAACCGGGACCATTTCTATTGAACATGGTGGTACTGGGGCTACCACGAAAGAAGAAGCCCGTACGAACCTTGGAATTGGAGAAGTGGCAAAGTTAAACAAGATATATTCCGTGGGAACCTCTGAGCCAACCGATAAACTTCTCCTATGGATCGATACCACAGAGAACACGGGAGGCTTGAAGTATTATAACGGTTCGGCGTGGGTGCATGTTCCCGTTTCGTACACATAATCCATGATAGAAACCCAATGCCATCAATTAGGAGGGAAGCACTATGCATCAAACCATTCCGATTACAGAGGCGCTAAGAGACTACATAGAACGTCTGCACTACGAATCTGTGCGATATAAAGACCTGTTGGCCACCATTCACAGAGAGTGCTGCCCTATGACCGACGAAGAATGGGACAGCTCCCTGGCCTACTACAAAGCGCAGTGTGAGGATGCACAATTTAGCCTGCGCTGCGCAATGGAAGCTGTATATGAGATGTACGGGCACAAAATTGGAAAGAATCTCTACCATATCGATTTTTCCCAGTGTGCCATCGTGGTCGGTGATCCTTCTGAGAAATCCTTTGATGCAGATGCCGAAAGTTTTGCAGATCAGATGGATCGCCTGTATCCGAGGGACCATCGAGAGCCTGTTCATATCAACGATATGCGTGTAAAGGATATTACCCTTCAGGTAACCGATGCGTGCAACATGGCTTGCACATACTGCTACCAGCACCAGAAGGGCCTTCATAGTATGACGTTTGAGACGGGAAAAGCGTTCATCGATATGCTTTTAGATGCCGATGAACGGACAAATCAGTACCTTACATCAACCCATACGATGGGGGCGGTGTTCTCCTTCATTGGCGGAGAACCATGGTTGGAGATCGACCTGATTGCTAAATTGAGTGATTATATCATCGGGGAACTGTTTCGGCGAAAACACCCATGGGCCATTCGTTTTATGTTTTCCGTAACATCGAATGGACTTCTGCACTTTGACAAACGGGTACAGGACTATCTGCACAGACACAGATTACACCTGGGATACAGCATCTCCATCGACGGCAACAAGAAGTTACACGATGCATGCCGCATCGACCGAAACGGTGCCGGAACCTATGACCGAGCCATGGCTGGTGTACACCAATACATAAACGAACTGGGTGGTCAAATTGGCAGTAAGGTAACCATCGCGCCTGGGAATGTAAATTGCGTTGGAGATGCTGTTCTCTCGATGATTGAGCAAGGGTACCGGCACATCAACTTGAACTGTGTCTATGAGGAAGGCTGGGACAATACCCATGCACGGGAATTATATTGGCAGTTACACCAATTAACAGATCTGATTTTTGCGCGACATCTGGAGAACGAAGTGACCCTTTCGATTTTCGATCAGAACTGCGGACATCCCATGTCAGAAGAGGACAACAACAACTGGTGTGGCGGAACCGGTCTTATGTTGGCCGTTGACTATAAGGGAGACATTTACCCGTGCTTGCGTTACATGGAGAGTTCCATAGGAAACCGACGTCCCCCCTATACGATAGGCAACATCCAGAATGGGATTTGGAAGGAAGAAACGCATTGTCAGAGAATGGAATGCCTTTCACGCATTACCAGGCGCTCACAATCTACAGATGCGTGTTGGAACTGCCCCATTGCCAGTGGTTGTGGGTGGTGTTCCGCGTACAATTATGAATGTTTCGGGACGCCGGACAAACGGGCAACTTACATTTGCTGTATGCACAAGGCAAGAGTGTTGGCCAATGTTTATTACTGGCGCAGAAAAGGTGTGGAGTACGCGATGGACTGCCCAGAAGAATTCGCCGTTCCTCTGATCGGAGAGGAAGAGTACCAGCGTCTTTGCTCTATGTGTTCCAAAGGGGGAGTGTAAGAGATGGCGACAGATCAGATCAAAGCAGATCGCTTTTTAGAACTGAAGCAGAGGGTAAAAGCAGAGTGCCTGCGCAGAGCGTACAACGGGAGTGTTGCTTCCTATGGCGGCGCAGAATACGACTATGTAGTCAGTCCGGAAGTAGGCAAAGTTGTACTGGAAGAGCACCGAGAAAAAATAGCGACACCGCTTAACGCGATCAATTCCGATCAAGTTTCTCAAACAAGTGGGGAACGTATCGTCCAGCAGTCAGATCTGACTGCTATGGAGGCATTCGTCACCACGTTGGAAAAGCGTACCAAGACAGACAAGACAGGAAGCGACTGTAAAAGCGGATGTACAGGAATGTGTTACAACTGCACAGGTATTTGCACGGGCACTTGCTCTGGTACCTGCGACGGCGGCTGTGTGGGATGCGGCTCTTCCTGCTCTAACAACTGTTCTAGAACCTGCTCCGGAACTTGTCGAGGTAGCTGTAAGAATGGATGCCTAGGTTGCGGAAACATGTGTAGTACAAGCTGTTCTGGCACATGCAAAGGAGGATGCGATAACACTTGCACAGGATGCAGAGGGACGTGTAGCACCTCCTGCACGGCAGAGTGCTCTAGTGGTTGCCGTGCTGGAGCCTTATAACCATGACGGGAGGGCGAAGATGGACGTTGCAAATATAGAACACAAAACAGGGCATAAAGTTATTTTTTCTTCCGTCGCAGGGTCGCGCTGTTTTGGACTGGCGCAGGAGGGTTCCGACACAGAGTATGGGGTTTATGTTATCCCAGGTAAGTCTGAGAACTATTCACAAACAGGAGCATATGTCGTTGAAGGTGAGACGGAAGGGTGCTTTTTTGATTGCATAGCTGAACTCTCAACCATCGAAGGCGCATCTGGAATTCACATGGTGACAAAATACGGCGCGGTCGTTTATGCCATAAGTGAAAGGATTTCTACCTTTTTTGCGCAGAATGCAGATTCTCTTGCGATGATTTCCCCAGAAAATACCTATCGCAACGTCAGATCGATGGCAGAGCGGTATCTTCAAGAGGGTGACCCATACTTTATGTCTAGAGCAGCACGAGACGTGGGTTTCCTGTGGAGATTTTACAGAACCGGAAACATGGATTTTGTCCTAGAGGAACCTTTTTTATCTCTCTATTGGTCGTTGCATCGCGAGGGAAGCACCTTATCCCCAGAATATGTACGAGAGGCGCTTCGATGGTTGTGGGAGAATGAAACACAGAAATTCTTCGAATCGCAACCTACGAATTATGCGCTTTTTCAGGAACTGCAAAATGTCCTGGCTCCATATATCGATATATGTATATGCCAGGATACGGAAAGGGAGGAAAAGAAAATGAACAAAACGATTTCCTATATCGATTATACCCTCGCTCTGGCGGATGGCGTCATGTCGGAAGAAACCAGAACCAACTATGTGCAGTCCATGGAAGCAAACGAACGGGGCATGGCTCTGTTCGGTGGGATTTTACTCACGATGGTGAACATTGTGCGCAGCGGAGACCGTTCGACTGAGGATGGAATTGCAACCGTGCAGCAAGAGTTTGTCGGGTGCCAACTGGAGAAAACGCTGGGATCCTACGACGGGTACCAGGATATTGTGAAAGCATTCATTGAGGGGATGGATCCAGGTATGGACCCGTTTGCTCGGTGTCAGGAAGTGATTCGACTTGCAGACCAAACAGGAAATGTCTGTGTACAAGCTGGTGTGTACTATGCAGTGCTTAAAGTCCTATCCGGAGAATTCCTGGCGCTGAGAGACCGGGCGTTTACAAGAAATGTTGTTGAGTTCGTGAAGAACGCAGACATGTCTCAGCCTGGAGTCGATGAATTTAGGCTTTGCGCAGAGAAGGCTTTGTCAGACAGCACCAATACATAAAGATAGATTCCATTGCGAAACAGGGGAATCACACGACAGAGTTAGAACGCAGGAATGTCATCCTCCAAGAGAGCACTTGGTTGCTCTGGCTGTTTGGCACTGGATTGGACAAGCCAAAGCAAACTGCTGGAGCGAATCCCATCATCGTTAATAACCGGGTGAACCTTGTTTACCCAGTACAGCAAACCAAATGATTGCGAGGTGCCGCCATGGAATGGGAAGTAGTCGGCGTGATTGTGGTACTGATTGGGCTGATCGCCACAGTCACCGGCCCCATGATTAAGCTCAATTCCACGCTGACGCAGCTGGCGACGAAGGTAGAGAACTTTACCAACGGCCTAGAGGAATTCAAAAAACGATACACGGAGCAACTGGCCAAGTTTGAACGAGAGCATGGAGAAATCCATGAGGAACTCGGAGATCACGAACACCGGATCACTGTCCTAGAGACGAGAGAAAACGGTGGTGACCGCCATGAAAAGTGAAGTTTTTCGATTCACTTTCTTTTCGTTTGTTTATCAGATGTGAAAAGTTAAGACGAATCTTGAGACTAAACGCAAGTTTCACGCAAGTTTTGAGTTGAGATTTGAAGGAGGTTGATAATGTGGAAATTGTGAAGGCGACGTCCACTGTACACACCAGCGCATATGCCAACCGACCGATCCAGTACCTAGTGATCCACTACACGGCTGGAAAAACCTCGAAAAAGGGGACCGCCAGAAACGTGGCTGCCATGTTCGGAAACCCGGCCAACAGGGATGCGTCCGCCGATTTCATTGTCGATGATGCTGAGTGCGTCCAGTACAACGGGGACATCCGCAATCGCCACACCTACGCCGTGGGCGGCGGCTTGCAGGGCAACCCAGGGGGCGGAAAGTTCTATGGGAAGTGCAAAAATTATAACAGTATTTCCATTGAGATCTGCTCCAGCAGCACCAACAATGATCTTCGGTACCCGAACACCAGCAATTGGTATTTTACCGATGCCGCCCTGGATAACGCCGTGGAGCTGGCCCGGCACCTCATGGATACCTACAACATCCCAGATGACCACCTGATCCGCCACTACGATGTAAACCAAAAGCTTTGTCCTGGCATCATCGGATGGAACCGGGAATCCGGCAGCGAAGCCAAATGGGAGGCTTTCAAGAGCCGGGTTCTGAATGGGGGCACCGCCGCCGTGGATGTGAGCTACCAGGTCAAGGTCACTGCCCACGACGGCCTGAACTGTCGCACGGCACCCATCAGCGGGTCCGTTGTGATGACCTACCCCTACAACACGATCCTGACCATCACGCAGGAAAAGAGCGGCTGGGGATACACCGGCGCTGGCTGGGTATCACTGGCATACACCGAGAAAGTTTCTGAGGAGGATGAAGACATGGACATCGAGAAAATGCTGACCGAAATTACAGATGAGCAGGCGTACAAGCTCATGCAGAAGGCGTACATTCACGCCGCCTCCCTGCCGGAGCCTGAGTGGTCCAAAAACGAGGGGCACTGGCAGAGAGCCACAAATACCGGCGTGGTGAATGGTTCCAACCCCGAGGCATACATGAAGAGAGACGAAGTCATTGCAGTCCTGGGGCGTAAGGGCCTGGTGTAACAATGGCTGAGGGCAAGCGCACCGCAAGGCGGCGCAGGAAGAAAAACCCCGTCCTGGCCCATCTGGCGGGCCTGGGCTTCACGAACCGCCTCGCCCTGTACGTCATAGCATTTTTGGCTGTCGGCCTTGCTGGGGGCTTCTATTTGGCTGTCAAATCCATCCAAACCGGATACACCGGCAGCCTCATGTGCTGGACCATCGTTTTCACTCCCATCGGTACCGCCTGCTCTGTGGTCCTCTCCAGGATCGTGGACAAGTCCCGGGCCGAAAACACCAGCGCAGACGGCGACGGTATTGTCTACGCAGCAGCCGCAGCCAAGGGATTCGAAAAAACTGATTCAAACATAGATAGCCCTCCCATTTGAGAGCTGAGGAAGGAGGAACAAATTGAATATCGACATCTCTATTATCATCTCCCTGGTGGGCGGCCTGGTGGCCCTGACCAACGTAATTACTGAGGTCCTCAAAAAGGTTACCTGGGACAAGCTGCCCACCAACGTCCTGGCTCTGATCGTGGCGGAGGCCCTGACCATCGTTGTCGGGCTGGCCTATTTCCAGATCAACGACATCACCGTTGTCTGGTATATGGCCGTCGCCCTGGTTGTCCTGGGCATCATGGTCGCCTATGCTGCCATGTTCGGATTTGACAAACTCAAAGAGATTATGGGGTGGAGGGGACAAAAGTGAAAATCAATAACCCCGACAATATCCCTGAGGAAATCGTCCAGGCAGCTATCAATATGATGGAGCAGGAAGGCAGGAAGAAGGTCGGCATGTGGTGGAAATCTCCATCCGCCGCACCGAGAACCCCGACGAATACGGGATCACCCCTGTATTTGAAAAGGTGCCCTTCCAGAGGATCCGCCGCATCACCGGCTACCTGGTGGGAGACTTGGGCCGGTTCAACGATGCCAAGCGGGCGGAGGTCCTGGACCGCGTAAAACACACAACCTGACACAAAGCCCCCGACTGAGATACCACTCAGATCGGGGGCTATTTTTTATGCAAATAGGACAAAATTAGCCGGTCATGTTTGGGTACTTTACGAATTGAGGATAGGCTAAAATTAGCCCAAAATAAAGGCGTAGAGAGGAACAGGAAACCACGACATACCAGGAGGTAAAAAAAGAAAAAGTACAGCGCCATGGTTAAGGACGGGGGCCGGATCGTGTTTATTAAGAACCAGGAATACCCCACGAAGGCCGATTTCATCCACGACCTGCGGAGCAATGGCTACCAGGTCAACCCCCGCAAGGTAAAGCCCTCTGATGTGTTTGACTACATCATGGACCACACCAATTGCAACCCCTGGGACTGGGACATCAAAGCTGTCCCGGCTGAATAACCGGTACCCGCCCCGGAGGTTACGAGGGCAACCAGAATTACAACGGAAGGCCAGAAGGCAAGGAGGAAGAAAATGAACGAAATCCATGTCATTATGGGGCAGAAACACACCACCCAAATCCTGGACGTACTGAACAGCCTCGGGGCGGACTGGATGAAGGTCGAGGATTTCTACATGTCCGAATTGGAGCGCGGGGCAAAAAACATCCTCACCGGGCAGCCTTTAACGGCGGAGCAGGCAGCCGATGAACTGTGGGCTGACCTCCACCGGATGGCGGAACGGCTATGGCTAAGGTCAATAACTCGAGAGCAGGCGGAGGCCATGGAGGGCACCGTAGGGCGGACCGTCCTTGGGCGCATTGTTGTCTGCCAGGGGCTGGATTTTCCGGCGTACACCCTGACAAGGGAGTGGGATCGCGCAAATTCCGAAACCACCGAATAACGAGAAACGGAGGGAAAACAAGCATGAACCTATACGAAGTTGGCCAAAAAATTACCTCCCCAGGGCCGGAGGGGGTGACATTCGACCTGGCGGACAGCGGCGCAATGCTGCTGATCCAAATGAACAGGCCCACCGCCAGGGAGAAGCAGGAGTTCAAAAATGGGTTGAGCTTCCGATTCACGGTGGTCGATGATATCATATTCATCCTGTCCCGCATGGGCACCCTGCCGTGGATGGATTCCCCGTATTATCGGATGCAGAGCGCGAACCTGACACACATCGACTACCCGGAGGACGGCACGGGCCTCTCCGTCCACGCTATGCTGGTAGATTGCTCCACCGGCATCCTAAAGGCCCAGAAACTCATCGGCCTGCCCACTGACCTGTCCAGAGATTTGCTGGACGCCATCCAGGCCCAGCCAGAGATCCCAGACTATGATGTCAGGCTGCAAAGGGCATTTTCCAGGTATACCACCGATGCCCTGGTAGACATGGCAAAATCGTCATATTAAGCCGGAGGGGTAGCAATGATCGTGATCCAAACCGGGATGAATCATATCCCGGAGAGATGCACAGAGTGCGAACTCAGTGGCGCATCCCTGAAATTCGGGCCAGTAACCTGCTCCCTGTGCGTAGGGAGGGACAAGATGACACTGGCCCCATGGGCTGGAAAACGGAGGGCCAAAGGATGCCCGTTGGTCGAAAATCCCAGAGAAAAGGAAGGCTGAAATGGAAAACAAACTGAAAAGCGCCCGCATGGCCGCTGGCCTCACCCAGCAGCAGCTTGCAGATGCCTCCGGTGTCAACATTCGCCAGATCCGGCGGGTCGAGCTCGGCACAAGTGAGGCTGGGAATATGAGCGCCAGGAATCTGCTGGCCATCGCAAAGGCCCTGAACGTAGACCCGGAGAAACTCATATAAAAGCGGGCCAGAAAGAGGGCATAAATACAACAGGAAAAGGAAGAATATGGGCAGAAAACCAGAAAGCCATAAAAATAACAGCTTTCTGGTTTTCCTTCTTTCCGTTTTTGTCTATTATTTACGCAAAAAGGCATAACCTTTGGTCAAAATGACAGTATGCACGGGGTGGAAAATAGTATATTATATAAACCACAAAAAAAGCAGAAAACAATAGTAGTTCAGTCAGAAAAACAGCGTGATTATGCTAAATCATCTGAAACTGACCATATAGAACTCACTTGCGAGAGGGTGGGGCTCTCCTTGTTGGTGAGGGCTGCTGAGGCGCAGTGAGGCCCTGAAAAAGGGCACAAACTATCACCTTTTCTCCTTGCCGGAGCCGGGAGCGTCGGACAGCCCTGCAAACCCTATCGGACCGGATCTGCCCCCGGTCGGGTGTGCAGGTAAAGGCCATCCCCCGGCACGATAAACGCACCGGGGGATCAGAATTCCACCAACATTACTTTTAAACCGCCCTCAGCTTTGGCGGCTGACGTCGTCCATTCAGTCCGTCGCCGGCCCCATCCTCCATGGGTCCGGGTTCGCTGGTACTTCCTCCGGGGGAATTTTCTGCATTGGCTCCCCAAACCTACGTGGAGTCCCGGCGATAGCCGGGGCGCAGATCGTAGCCGCTCTGCGCCCAATATCATCCAGGGGTTGGCACTCTCCAGATGCAAACAACCCCCGGGTGATACGAGCACCTGGGGGTTGGGGGTTTTAAACCCGCTCTATCAGTTCCACGGATTAGCGGTCCGTTTCCCTGAGATAGACTATATAGATGTGGGCGCTACTCCACAGGTTGCTCGTATCAACCATCAACGATACAATACCACGGTTTCTATGCTTTGTCAACACATTTCTTAAAAAAATTGTCCGAAAAAGACTGGATCGAGAAAGACCTGGACGGTTATATATATAAATCAGGAAAAATATATATAACTGTCTTTTAAGGGGGTGGTTCCCTTTAAGGGGGTGGTTCCCTTGATTTTATAGTCCTTTTTTGCCATAATAGGAGTGGAAGAAATAGCCAAACCGGAAATGCCATCAACATGGTATTTTAGCTTTGGTTGTGGAAATGGAGTATTTCGATGCTTTTGTTAATTTTGATCGCCGTCCTTTTGGGAATCGCCGTCTGGAGAGCGATCATTACATCGCTGTCCATCGGGCTTTTACTTGTAATCGTGATTGTCGCGGTAGGTATAGCGATATTCCGCGCGATAAAGAACAACACCGCACTGGGAGAAAAAATCAAGAGTGGGTTCCTTAGCGCATACTCGGCGCACCCGGCAAGAACCATGATTATCCTCATGGCCGTTTTTGCGCTGGCTATAGCGATACCGATGATCCTCTCGGATGCAGTTCAGCAGGAACAGACGGCCCTACAGGAACAGCAGGAATCGCCTGAGACATTCGAGGGGTTCCGTGCGGATGACGTAGAGACGTTCCTGCAAACCGTTTCCGAGGGAGAGGGGATCGAGCCGTTCACCAGTTTCAGATTCATGATGGATTCTTCGGTTTCTGGATACCTCGCAGAGACAAGGACTGGTGTGGGGATCATAATCAATACAGAGCATGGAGGCGGGATCTCGCACATCCAGCTATACTGCCAGCCGGAGGGGGATGACCAAGACATCCCAGCGGAGTTCTATGCCTACACAACGGCCTTGACGTTCATGTTTGAGCCGGACGAAGGCAATAGGCAGGACATCATCTCAGCCCTTAACTCCGGGGATCGGACGATCTCCCTGCCAGGAGCAGAGATGGAAATCGAAATAAACGCCTTGGGGTGTACGTGCGACGTAACCCCAGCACCATGAGGAGGCACGGAATGCTCAACAAAGTTTTTCTGCAAGGCCGGCTGGTGGCCGACCCGGAACTACGGCACACACAGAACGGCGTCGCAGTGGCTACCTTCCGACTGGCCGTTGACCGGGACTTTAAGGACCGGCAAACCGGAGAGCGTAAGGCTGACTTCATTAACGTCGTGGCCTGGCGGCAGACCGGGGAGTTTGTATCCCGATACTTCACCAAGGGCCGTATGGCCATCGTGGAAGGGAAACTTCAAACTCGCGACTACACCGACCGGGAGGGGAACCGACGATATGCCACAGAAGTGGTGGCTGACAGCGTATACTTCGGGGACTCTCGGAGAGACGGAGACGGAGGGCCTGCATTCCAATATGGAGGGCAGCCATCCACCCCGACCGAGACTGACGCAGCATACTCGGTGGCGCCAGCAAACAGTGCATTTGCTGATCTGATAGACGATGACGGAGAGCTCCCGTTTTAACGGAGGAGGAACCGACGGTGGCGAGAAAACTGACATTTGCATTACAAAAGGGCGGAGTGGGAAAAACGACATCAACGGTCGTGACTGCAGAAATCCTCGGAAATATCGGATACAGAGTTCTCGTCGCCGATTTCGACCCGCAGGGGAACGCGACAAAAATGCTGGCCAACCGGAGCATCTACGACTTCTCTGGGCGAACCATCATGGAGGCGATCCAGACGGGGAGCGTGTACGGATTCATTGAAAACCTATCGGAGAATGTGAGCCTGATCCCCGCAGAGGATAGGCTGGCAACGTTCAGCAGGTACATCTACACCAACAGAATAGATCGGCCATATTCTGTGCTGAGCAGAATCCTGAGCAACGTCGATGCAGAATTCGATTTCATTTTAATAGACGTGGGCCCAAGCCTCGGTGACGAAATGATGAATGCCATATCCTGTGTCGATGACGTAATCATTCCCGTGGACCTCGGGGACCTGGCCATGGAGGCAATGACGCGATTTATATCGTTTATAGATTCCGCGAGGGACAGGGGATACAGCCACGCTGCGGTGGCCGGGATCCTACTCACCATGAGAGACGCCAGGAGCAGATATGAGCGCGAGATCAGTGAGGGCATCCGTGCGGTGTACGGAGACCTCGTCTTTGAAACAGAAATTAGACGGAGGACAAAAATCAAAGAGATCTCGGCGAATGGAGTAGACCTGAGCGATCGCACCATGATCGACTATGTGGAATTTGTAGCCGAATACCTAAAACGACTGGAGGACGGGAACCATGACAGAGAAAAACACGAACGTGGCGGAACGACTAAAGGAACTGCGCATGACCCAACGGACTGAGGCTGTGCGGAGAGCTACCCCGGGCATTGTGGATGACCTGGCGCATGACGATACCGGAGTCGGCAGCCTGAATGAGCTGACCAAGAAGATCAAGCAAAAGAGAGCTCCCGTGGAGAGCATAAATCAGGACTATGTGAAAATGACGATTTTCGTCCGATCGGATATTGCGGAGGGCGTTTATGCTCTATGCACACGGCGCGGACAAATAAAGCAATTCGTCAATGAGGCGCTGGCGAACCATATTAGAGAAAAAGCGCACGAAATGGGAATAGATTGCTGAAATTTTAAAATAAGAAAGGGAGGCACAGTGTGCCTCCCTTTCTTTGCTATATAACGAGATTGAAAGAGCCGTCTCTTTTGATCTCTATTTTTTTTGTGTGTTGAACAAGAATCGTCCGCTTTGCACCTACCATCAACTGCGGCCACATCTCAAGCAAAAAGCCCTGGGTTACATCGGTTATAGGAATATCGTGTTTTTTTAGGCGAAATAGAAATTCCCCCTCAACAGCATCATCGAGTTCTTGCATAGGTATGTGCGGAGCCTTGCAGTCCGGATCCATCACCATCGATTTGTTCTTTTTGGCCCTCGAATAGCACGAATAAACGACGCTCCCGTTCGGCCTCCGGTTAGGGAAATATCTGGCCCCGCAGCTGGCGCAATAAATCAGGCCGGTCAGCAGATAGTTACTGTCCGGTCGAGAACGGAACTCCCGGGATTTTTCCCGGAGGCGCTTCACGCGGTCGTTCAGCGCCTGATCCACGATTGGATCGTGGGTGCCCATCACCATCGAATCGCAAAATTTAATGTAGCCGGCATAGAGCTGGCTGTCCAGAACGTTCCCTATTGTCGCGCTATGGGACCAGTCCCCGTGCTTAGTTTTCGCCCCGGCCATGGCGTCGGAGATTTCGCGCAGGGAAAATCCGAGGTCGAACATTTTATATATTCTCTGTACCTGGGCGGCCTCCCCTTCGTTGATGACCAGATGGCCATCGATATAGTCATAACCGATGGGAGGAGTTCCCCCACCGTGCCACAGACCACTCTCCGCCCTGCCGACACGCCCCATGAGCGTTCTCTCCGTGATCGTTTCCCGTTCCATCTGGCCGAACACGGAGATGATGCCAAGCATAGCCCGGCCATAGATGGAGGATGTATCAAACGACTCTTGCAGGGAGACGAACGAGACGCCGGAGGCCTCGAAGACATCCTCGATCAGGAAAAGGGTGTCTCGCTGAGACCGAGAGAGCCGATCCAATTTATAAACCAAAACCACATCAAAGCGGTGTGATTTTGAGTCCTCGATTAACGCAGACAACCCTGGCCGATTGATCGACGCCCCGGAGTAGCCGGGATCTGAGTATTCGCCAGCTATTGACCAGCCCATTGCTGTGCAGTAGGACTCCAAGCGCTCTGTTTGCAGGGGGATAGAGTAACCATCCTGGTCCTGTCGAGCCGTCGAAACCCGCGTGTATATCGCCGCCCGTTTTGTCTCTTTCATCGTAGACACCCCCGCAGAAAAGCCTTGTTTATTATACATTTTCCTACGATTTTGTCGTTGTGTCAAATGAAAAGGTCTGTTTTTGTCTAATACAGATAAAATACAGAAATTAGCCAGAAAAGGTTTACTTCTACCAGATTTCTGGTACTATACTGTTAGAAACCCAGAAAACCAGAAAACGGAGGAATTGAACGTGATTGAAATGAAGGAACAAAAATTCGGGCTGGAGCTCGAATTCTCCGGGATAACCCGGAAGAGGGCCGCATACGCGGTACAAAAAGCGCTTTCTGGAAGCAGCGTAGACTTCGAGGGTGGCGCCTACGAAAAGTGGGTAACCAGAGACGCCCAGGGACGGAAATGGACCGTAGAAAGGGATTCGAGCATTGTGGAGGTAGGAAGGGGTCAGCAGTGCGAGCTCGTCACCCCGATCCTGAACTACGCTGACATGGAGACCCTACAGGAGGTTATACGGTCCCTGAGACGGTCCGGGGCAAAGGTAAACTCCAGCTGCGGGATTCACATCCACGTGGACGGGGCAAACCACACGGAGAAGAGCCTGAAAAACCTGCTCCTCACCTTCCGGGCGAAGGAAGATCTATTGTTCAGAGCGGTGGGGACCGACGATGAACGGGAGTACAGATACTGCACAAAGATCTCGGAGATGGATGCGAACGCATTTAAAAAGGCGTCTGGGACAATAAAAGACACCTGGTACAAAACATACCAGGACTTCGGGGACGAAAGATGCCACTACCACGCATCGCGATACCACGCCCTGAACCTGCACAGTTATTGGTACCGGGGGACGGTAGAGTTCCGGTTCTTCAATTCGACGCTCCACGCGGGAGAGGTGAGGGCATACATAAGCCTCTGCCTGGCAATGAGCGCCCAGGCGATCAACTCCACCAGGGCCAGCGCGAAAGTGCTGGAAAACGGGAACGACAAATACGCGATGCGGTGCTGGCTTCTCCGGCTCGGGTTCATCGGGGACGAATGGAAGACCGTTCGGAACCACCTGATGAAACGGCTGAGCGGTAACGAAGCCTGGAGGAACGACCCGAGCACCTATGAGAGCTACCGCAGACGGCACGAAGAAACTCGGATGAGCGCATAATCGAGGAGGATGAACATGATTTACATTGCGTACGGTTCGAACCTGAACATCGACCAGATGAGATTTAGATGCCCCGGAGCGGTGCCACTTGGCACCTGCTCCCTCCAGGGCTACCGGCTGACGTTCCAGGGGATGCCCTGGAACGCACACGCCAACGTGATCCCGGAGTACGGGGCAGAGACCCCGGTCGCGCTTTGGGACATCACAGAGGCGGATGAGGCGGCTTTGGATCGGTATGAGGGAGTTCATGGTGGCTACTACTACAAGGCTTACATGCAGGTCATCGTGGACGGTGACCGGAAGACGGGGCTCATCTACATCATGATGCCGAACCCATACGGGAACCCTTCCTGGGAATATCTCAGGACCATACTCGAAGGGTACCATGACTTCGAGATCGATACAGGGATCCTGGATGAGGCGCTGGAATACACCAGAAAAAAGATCGCAGATGAGAGAAAGGAGGAAAAACATGAGTGATTCTGTACGCCGGCTCGACGCTCAGGGCCGCCTGCTGATTCCCGCACACCTGCGGGATCAGCTGGCGATCGGGGCAGACACGCCACTCAAAATCAGCACGGACGGGCAGACCATCCGGGTCAGCCCAAGCGGAATCCGGTGCTCTCTCTGCGGAGAGGGGGAAGGGACCATCGGGATCTCCGTCGGGGGACCGACCGAGAGATTCATCTGCAAGAGATGTGCGAAAAACGTCTATGGAATTGTCCGAAATGAGAGGAGGAAACGAAATGATCGAAACCAGGATCGGTGACATCCTGAAATCCGGAGAGGGTATCCTGTGCCACCAGGTAAACTGCTTTGGATTTACCGGAGGACTGGCTGATGCGGTGTTCCGGAAGTACCCGACGGCAGAAGCAGAATACCACAAGGTCCTGAAAAAGGAGAAGCCAAGGGGCCTGTTGGGAACGGCTCAGTTTGTGGACGATGAAAGCGGTAGAGTTATCGCGAACGCATTCGGCCAGTTCTATCCTGGGCAAGACTACCGCCCGGAGAGCCTAAAGAGCGCTCTCCATGAGGTGGCCTTATTTGCCCGGAAAGAGGGGCTGTCCGTTGCTGTCCCCTACAAGATCTCCTGCGGGATCTGTGGAGGAGACTGGGATGAGGTACAGAAGATCCTCGCGAAGACGATGAAAAACGTGCGTTGCGTTATCTACCGCAGGCCGGAGGATTAACCATGAGCGTTACCATACCGCAGAGCCACGCGGAGTGGCTGGAGAGCCGCAGAGACGGCATTGGGGCATCCGATGCCGCTGCCGTCCTGGGCATGAGTCGCTGGAAAACGAACCTGCAGCTCTGGCAGGAAAAGACGGGGCGAAGAACCCCGGAGGACATCGGGGACAAGCCCCAGGTCCATTACGGGAAAGAGGCGGAACAGTATATCCGCGGACTATTCGCCCTGGACCATCCAGAATTCAGGGTGACCTATGACAGTCCGTTCAAGATCATCCGCAGCGATGAGCTCCCCTTCCTGTTCTGTACTCCAGATGGTGAGCTGGAAGAGATCCGAACTGGCCGGCGTGGAGGGCTTGAGATCAAAACCACAGAGATCAGGAACAGGACGCAGTGGGCGGAATGGAACGAACGGATCCCCGACACCTACTACTGCCAGGTGTTGCACCAGATGCTCTCCGCAGGGTGGGAGTTCGTAGTCCTGAGAGCGCAGATCAAATGGACCACACGGGACGGAGAGAAGCGCCTGGACACGCGGGACTACCACATAGAGAGGAAAGAGGTCCTGGGAGACATAGAGGCCCTGAGAGAGGCGGAAATCACGTTCTGGAGGGCCGTGGAAGAAGAAACACAGCCGGGCCTGATTCTCCCGGCTATATAAAAGGAGGAAAAAGACATGGAATTTGTTATGACGAAAGACCTGGCCACCATCATTCCGCCCGAGCTCCCATTTAATTTCGAGGAGCTCAAAACAGGGCTGGCGGAGCGCCTGGAGCACTACAAGGGCCTGGTGGTAACCGAGGACACCATCAAAGAGAGCAAGGCCGAACGGGCCAACCTGAACAAGCTGCGGGAGGCCGTAGAGAACCGCCGGAAAGAGATAAAGCGGGAGTATGAAAAGCCCATGAGGGCCTTCGAGTTAAAGGTAAAGGAGCTCGTCGCCCTGATTGATGAGCCGATCAACGCCATCGACGCCCAGCTGGCCACCTTTGAGGAGCAGCGCAAAGCGGAGAAGATGGAAATGGTCAGGTCCATGTACGCCTCCGCGATCTCCCCGAACATCCAGGAGATCATCCCCCTGGAGAGGATCATGGACAAGAAATGGCTGAACGCCAGCACCTCCATCACGAAGATCGAGGAAGAGATGCTGTCCTGGGGAAAACGGATCAACAGCGATCTGCTGGCCCTGGATACGGTGGAACCGGAGTACAAGGCAGCCGTCAGGGCTAAGTACATGGAGACCTTGGACCTCGGAGCAGCCGTGGCCCACCAGACGGCCCTGAGAGAGGCATCGAGGGCAATTCAGGAACAGACACCCACGAAAGAAGAACAGCCCGCACAGGCGAACATCGAGGCCGTGGAGGCACCGAAAGAGCGCGTCTACACGTTGCGCCTGGAGATGTACCTGACTATAACGCAGGCGAACACCCTGAAATCGTTCCTCGGGAACCAGGGGATCCAATACAAAAAAATCTGACATACGGAGGGAACAGAAATGAGTGTGAACAACAAAATCGCAACGCGAGAACCCATGCGGGACAAGGCCATCGAGTACATGGCCGGAGAGGATACCGTGAGACTGAGCCCGAGCATCGTCCGGAGCTTCCTGGTCAGCGGAGACGGAAGAGTGACAGACCAAGAGGTGGCCATGTTCATCAACCTCTGTAAATACCAGAGGCTTAACCCCCTGATCCGCGACGCCTACCTCATCAAGTTCGGGAACAACCCGGCCGCCATCGTCACCGGGAAGGATGCCATCTTAAAACGGGCCATGCGGAATCCCAGATATGCCGGACACCAGGCCGGGGTCATCGTCCAGAGCCAGGAAACGGGAGAACTGGAGTACCGAGTTGGATCCCTCGTCCTCCAGGATGAGAACCTGATCGGTGGATGGGGGAAGACATACGTCAAGGGCTACGATGTACCCGTCGAGACGGCGGTTTCCTTTAATGAATATGCAGGCCGAGAGCGGGACGGGAGCCTGAATGACATGTGGAGGAAGAAACCCGGTGTGATGATCCGGAAGGTCGCCATGGTGACCAGCCTCCGAGAAGCATTTCCCGAGGATCTGGGCGGCCTATACGCATCCGAAGAGGTGGGGGAAAGCCCGGAGATGGAAGAGATCGGCCCCATTGACGTGGACCAAATCGAACCAACAGAGACTCAACAGGAGGAGCCGAAAAGTGAATCCTATGCTCAGCCGGACAGCAGCCAGATCCCCCTGGAGTTCCCCGGGAACTTTTAAGTCAATGGTCGGGAGGACCAAAATTCAGACAACGCATTTGTGCAGTTTTCTGGGTTGATTTCTTCCAGAATTATGGTAATATTGACATAAAGGAAGAAAACCAGAAAACAGCCGACAAAAAGGAGGAAAACATGCTGGAGATTTCGATCAACGGGAAGACAGGGGACTGTTGCATCGGCCTTGCGGGAACGCCAAACGAGATCGCCGCAGAAGTGTGCGTTGCGATTTCCAAAATTGCGGAGTCGATAAAAAGGCAAGGAGGAGAGGAAGCAGAGTTAGCGGTCAGAGCGAAGCTGCTTCTCGCGATGACCTACGACGGATTCTGGCCCAATGAAGGGACGCTTAAGGAGGAAGAAAAATGAACATTGAGACAATCAAGCGCCGGCAGGCCGAACGCGAAAGCTGGGAGATGGACGCGCTGCTTAGAGCCGTCGCCCCGGCGGTACGGGAACGCAGGATGGCGGCTGAGGAATCCGCCAGGCGGAGGGCAAAAAAAAATCGGATAAACAGGGCCCTCAGTCGGGCATGGATTCCGCTTAGAGTGATCTGATTGAATAGGCAAGGGAAAGCTCCCCAAAACGGGGGCTTTCTCTCATGGGAGAGGATTTAAGAGATGATTTTAACAGGCGATGAGATCAAGCGGAAGGTTCAGGAGGGGACTATTGTAATTGAGGACTTCTCCGAGGAACGACTTGGTCCCAACAGCTACAACCTGCGGTTGGGACCGGAGCTCATGGTTTACCGGGAGGTGATTCTGGATCCGAAACGAGAAAACAGGACGCGGAAAATTATCATTCCCCCGGAGGGCCTCGTCTTGGATGCATGGAAGCTCTACCTCGGGAGAACCATGGAATACACGGCAACAGACGCATACGTGCCCATGCTGGAGGGCAGATCCTCCTGGGGCAGGCTCGGGTTGTTCGTGCATGTCAGCGCAGGATTCGGGGATATAGGATTTTCCGGTAATTGGACGCTGGAGATCATACCGTCCAGGCGGATCCGGATCTACCCGGGCATGGAGATCGCCCAAATTTATTATCACACCCCGGAAGGGAACACGGCCATGATGTACAACGGGAAGTACCAAGGGAGCAGGGACGTCGTGGCCAGCAGAATTTTTGAGGAAAGGGAGAGGTGGAAATGAACAGAGAGGAAATCTTGGATGCAGCGAAACACTGCGTCTGTGGTGATCGGGAGCAGGACTACGGCACACCGGAGAACTCGTTCAGCAACATTGCCGCGCTGTGGGGCGCTTACCTCGGTACGCCGATCACCCCCGTGGACGTTGCAGCCATGATGATCATGCTGAAATTAGGGAGATTGGAGGGAAATCAGGGGCACGTGGATAGTTGGACTGACATCGCTGGATACGCGGCCTGCGGTGGAGAGATTGCAACGGAGGCAGAAGGTGCTTAATATAGACACAGAGAAAATCAGGGAAAATATGGTCCGGGCCAGAGAGGCAGCCGGACTCACGGTGTCTCAGTTGTCCAGGATATCCGGGATCTCAATCACATGCATCCGAAACTATGAAAAAGGCCGGAGCCTACCTGGGGCGTACAACATGATCCAAATAGCATACGCGATCGGGCTTTCCTTGGATGATTACATCCTTGGAGTGGACTCCGACGCGAGAATCGGTACTTGTAAGGACGAAGGCGGACCTATAGAGGACCAGATTGGAGTTGAGGATCTGCATGAGCAAACCGATTGACAAAACCAGACCAAGCAACCGGAGGTGTTGGAACTGCAAACACTGGGGGAACGCAAAAGAAATCAAGATCGGATTTCGCATCGAGGACAGAAAATTCTATTGCGAGACTGGAGGATGCGAAATGAACCACTGGAACTGCTGCCCATACTTTGAATGGTCCCCAGACAAGACCTATAAGGAGGCTGTGAAAGATGGTTGAGCTGATCTTCGACATAATCAGGGTCCCGATCTGTTTCGCCATCGGGATCTTTCTGGGCGAAAAATTAAGGGAGATGATGAACGATGGCAAGAGCGATTGACAGCGAGGCGGCATATCAGTTTTTGACAGACCAACTTGTGAAGGAATCCGGGGCGTTTTCCAAGGGCGTAAACAAGGGACTGAATATTGCGCGGTCGGCCATGCGGAACCCGGACGCAATTCCCACCCTCACCCCGCCGGAGATAGTGTATTGCCAGGACTGCGTGCACCATGAAGATGGATATGCACATTGGTGCAATAAGTGGGAGCACATATGCCCTGACGATTCAGAATTTTTCTGTAAATTTGGGAGGAAGAAAAAATGGCGAGACAGATTGACCTAGACCAACTTATGAAATATCCGCTCAGACGTGGAAGTGAGCATTGTGATGGGAAAAACGCTGACCCTCGTTTCCTAAACGGTGTGGAATCCATCTTAGAGTGGGCGCAGACATTGCCCACCCTCACCCAGCCGAACGAGTGGGTGAGCGTGGAGGAGATGGAGATGCTGGAGGGGATGGAATGAAACCGATTTACGAGCCGAAAGGGAAAGCGAAGGAATACGGTGACTATGCACTGAACATCTATACCGGGTGTCCGCACCGTTGCTATTATTGCTTTGCGCCAAGTGTCCTGCACCGTGACAGAGAGAAGTTCCACAGCGATATACGGCCAAGGGAGGGCATTGTGGAGGCCACAAAGGCGCAGTTGGAGCGCGAAAAAATCACAGGAAAGACGATTCACCTATGTTTCACTTGTGACCCTTACCCTACCGGATATGACACCACGGCCACACGGGAGATCATCAGACTCCTAAAGCAGCACGGCAACCATGTCCAAATTCTCACCAAAGGGGACGGAAGCCGAGACTTTGACTTGCTGGACAGTGAGGATTGGTACGGCGTTACCTATGATGGGCAGTATAGCGGGGCATATATGTCGAGTGACCGCTGGGCGGACATCTGGGAGGCCCACGGAAGGGGAATTAAGACCTGGTGCTCTTTCGAGCCGGTCATTGACGCTGACCGGGTGCTGGAGGCTATCGAGAACTGCGCCGATATTCTGGACAAGGTAAAAATCGGGAAACTGAACTATTACCCTTCCACCATAAACTGGGCAGAGTTTGGCAGAGAGGCCGAGGCGCTTTGCAAAAAATTGGGGCTGGAATACTACATCAAGGACAGCCTGAGAAAAGAAATGGAGGCCCAGCCATGACGCGGGAAGAAGCAGTTGAGCTGCTGTGTTACGGTGATTGGCTCAATGTTATTTCCGAACATATCGGGAAAACGGACACAGAAAGGATAGCGGAGGCAATGTCTATTGTCGGAAAAGCCCTCCGCCCCGTCAGCCGGGAGCAGGTGGAGAAGATGTGGAGGGGTGAGTGGATGGCCCTTAACGAATGCTCGAATGAGGGAGTTTACTGCAAGCGGTGCAAGAAAAAAGTGTACCGAATTGAGTACGCAAACGAGAAAATGAGGTCTCCATTCTGCCCTGCCTGTGGAGCCGCCCAGACGGACAAGGCCGTGGAGATTGTGGTGGAGAGATTGGAGGAGCTGAAAGATGCGGAATCTTGAAAAAGGCCAGCACATTTTTATTGCATTTCAGAACGGGAAAGCGGTTCTTGATAGTCAACTGCGGCCCCGTATGTATACCAGCCTTGAAAATGCTGACAAGTGGACACCAACAGTCAACAAGGGGAAAATCGAGTATGTGGAGTATGCGCCCACCCTCACCCCGCCGAACGAGTGGGTATCGGTGGAGGATGAGATTCCATCAGACGATGATGATGGATTAGAGTTTTTCTGCATGACCAACGCAACAGGGAAAGGTGGCGGCGTCCTTCTACTTGAATGGGAGGTTGCCACTATTCGCGGGAAAACAGTACGGAGATGGAGATGGCTTAACAGGATTAGCCCATGGACGGTTACACACTGGATGAAACGACCCGCACCGCCCGAAAAGGAGAACAGCCATGAATAAAAAACGTGCGCTTTCCCTTGCTAAGGAGGGTACTGAAAGATGATTATTGAAACATGCCCTAAATGTGGCACTGTACTAATGAATACTGTAATTTGCACAAACCCGCCAATTCCTTGCAAAGATTGTCCATCCTGTGGATGGCATTGGGAAAGAACACCAGAGCCAATTGAATATAGGCCGTTTGGAGGGAATGGATTGGAGGAACCGAAAGATGGAAGTACGACAGATTGAACCGATCGATAGAGCAGAACTCCGTGCAACCATCCAGAAATGGATCGACGCGCATACGGACGTTGACGATACTGATGGTGTCGGCCTACTGGAGGATGTGCTGTGGGAAATCAACGCACAGCCCACCCTCACCCCGCCAGAGATAGTGTATTGCCAGGATTGCGTACACCTTGAAGATGGATATGCACATTGGTGCAATAAGTGGGAGCACATATGCCCTGATGATTCGGAATTTTTCTGTAAATTTGGGAGAAAGAAAGATGAAAACACGACCGATTGACGCAAATCAACTATATAGAATTGAAAAATTACTTGATACAGATATTGTCAAGAAAGATAAAGTAGCTTCTGAATTGTTAGAACAAGTATTATATGATATTCAACATGTGCCCACCCTCACCCCGCCGAACGAGTGGGTGAGCGTGGAGGAGGGGTTGCCGGAGGAAAAACAGAGGGTTATCGTGCGTTGTGAGCGCGTTGGAACGTCTGTGGGCTGGATTCTGTGGGGCAGATGGATGACGGATATTGGGCCTCATGCGGGCGATGTCACCCACTGGATGCCACTTCCAAAAAGCCCAAAGGAGGATGAATAAAATGCAAAGTATTTCTCCTGATTACAAGGCAAGAAAACAGGGAAAGCCGACAATGCCGTTGAAAGAACGACTATATTCAAAAATAAAGGTCAACGAATACACTGGTTGCTGGGAATGGCAAGGAACTTTACGAAATGGGTACGGGAGAATGATTATCGGGAGCAGAACTGATGGGACACGAAGATCTGAGTCTGCGCACCGGGTTTCCTATATGCTGAATTATGGGGGAATCCCTGATGGCATGGATGTGTGCCACAAATGTGATAATCCATGCTGCATCAACCCGGAGCACCTTTTCGTCGGAACGAGAAAGGACAACATAGCAGACCGAGAGGCCAAGGGAAGAAATATTGTACCAATTGGAGAAGAACACGTCAATGCAAAACTATCCAAGAAGAAAGTAAAAGAGGCGCGTCAAAAGAGGTTTTTGTACCATACAAAATATATCGACCTTGCAAAAGAGTATGGAGTATGCAAAAGGACCATTATGGATGCGGTTAAGGGACGGACATGGAAATGTGTAAGCTACCTTCCCGCACCGCCTGACCGCCGCCCGCCGGAGGGAGAATCGTGAGCAAAAAAATCGTCAAAGGACCATTTTTGTCAAACTGCCTTTTGGAGGCGGCAAAGGCCAAAATTCGGCACCCAGTCAAGACAAAGATAACAGCAGTACTACACAGCGAAGCCGGATGCCCACACTTCCTCTGGAGTGACGGGCAAAACGACTTTGACTTTGGCGTTGATCGACGCCTCGTTGGACCACAAGTTTTGTTGTTCCGTGGGTATATCCGGCAGCACGAACTTGGATTTAACCAAGAATATAAAGAGCGGATGCGCCAAGCAAGAAGCTGCCCATCGGAGGGAGAGGAGAACACATGAAGTGCAGGAATTGCAGACACCTTTATAAAGATTGGTGCGCACATAAATTAGACAGCCCTGATCCTGATTTGGACAGGGAATGCAAAGACTATATGCAAGCCACTAACGCTGACCGCATCCGGGCCATGGACGATGAGCAACTGGCAAAACTGTTCTATAGCGTATACAAGCGCAGTTGCATTGATTTCGTAAATCAGTCGGGCATCAATGCTGAAATAAAATTCGAAAATAGCGAGGCTAGTGAAGCGGCATTTTTGAAATATCTCCAGTCACCAGCAGAGGAGGACACATGATGAACTGTCAGAACTGCACCAAATACGATGACTGCCGCACCGGGTCTGGCCTGACATGGCCGTGCGGAGCATACCAGCCAAAGGACAAGCCAAACTGCATCGGATGCCCTTACATACACCCTGACAACGGCAACTGTACAGCGGTTGGTGGCTTCTTCACAGCGGTCCCTGCTGCGCATTGTCCCCTGATCCCAGAGTTGCGGGCCGAAAACGAGAAGCTGCGGGCCGAGCTTAAAAGCAAAGTAGATTTAGTATTTCAGCAGACAAAAGAACTGGACAGAAGAAATTTGCTACTACGAGAGCAAGAGGCCGAGTTGGAGCAGGTAAAAAATGAACGCGACAGCGCAAGAGCCACGCTATATTGGATCAAACTACATGGCCTGAAAGAGGATTAACATGGAACGGTTAACTATTAGTGACTACGGAAAATTTAAAATTCCGCCACCTGCTGGGACAAAAGAAAAAGAGCGGCCCAGCTATATGGACCTATATCAACGTCTCACAGCCATCGAGGACATCCTGGGCGACAAGTACGACCTGGACCGGCTACGGGAGCTGGTCCAGGCTGATCGAGAGGGACGGTGCGTGGTGATACGCCCTAATTCGGTAACTGACGATAACTACAAAATTATTTACAGAAAGATCAATGCAGAAGATATTCATCTTACGAAAATGAGGAACGCCCATGAAAAACACAAATGAATCTGAACAATGGCGCCAGATCCCTGGGACGGATGGGATGTACGAGTTGTCCAATATGGCGAGGATCCGCAGCTATCATCCGTGGCGGGGGAGAAAAACTCCGTTCGTCGTGAAAACGTTTTGGAATTCCGGGGCGGGATACATGATGGTGGCCATCCACCTACAAGGGACAGTCAAAAATATGTCTATAAAAACGCTTATGCGGGACATCTGGATGGACGGAAAGAGAGATGGGTATAGTGTAGGCGTGATCGATGGAGATCCAAAGAACCTGGCTCTTTCCAATCTGATGTACGCGCCCGGAAACAGGAAGCCGTGCGCTATGGTCGGAAGGGACGGGAAGAGAAAGGCGTATCCATCCATAATCGCAGCCGCCGCGGACAACTACATGACACCATCCGGCGTGAGCCGTAGGATCAAAACAGGGAAAGAAGTCGATGGAGTAACTTTTTTCTTGATTTAAGCATTGGGTACAAAGACGCTTTCCCTAATTTCATAGATTTCGGAAGATTGTATGGTATAATAAAAGAGAAGTGGGTTTTCGCTTCGTCGCCCGGCACCGAGGCGGCATGAATATCGGGTCCTCCTTCTTTTCCCGGCTCGCGGGCAAAGCCGGTCACAAACCCGCAGCATGGCCCGAGGATTTAGGGCCATACATGCCGAATCCCAGAAAGGCCCTCACTATCCGAGGGTGTCAGGTCGCGCCTGACGTTCGGCAGTGCGTGGAAAATTTATGGCGGATTTTTCTTGCATGACGATCCGGAAAGACGGAGAGCGGGTGGACCTGGTTGCCATACAGATCCTCCCCATTTGCCCCTGTAGCTTTGACGGTAAAAGCGCTTTTTGCAGGATTCTGGTTCGAGTCCAGACGGGGGCAGCGTGCCGACGCGTGAGAAAACGGCTGGGCGTGGCGGGGCCTGTAATGAAAGAATCCGCTTATAAGGTTCCCTATCTCAAGCGGCAGAGATCCCGGCTCATAACCGGGCATATCCTGGTTCGAGGCCAGGGGGAACCACCATGCCTTCAAAGCAGGCTTGCCATCGGGATGATCGCAGCCACCATCCAACGGCCAAAACAACTTCGCCTCCGCTGTGGCTTAGGAGAGCGACAAAGCGGGAGTTTAATGGAGTTTCAGCCGCTCTTTTCTTGTAATTTACTTGGAGGGTATGCACTATGTATAATTCCAGTTGTTTCCAGCGGGGGGGCGCTCTAACCCTCTAACCGTCAACCTGCCGAAAGGTGGTGCGGCGGGATGATTGTTAATCCGGTTGTGCATGGAGGCGAAAAATTATATCATATTGAGGCAGATCTAAGTGCACAGAGAACTGGATTTCCAGCGAGTGGAAATGCAAAAGCGGGAGAATATATTGTGAGTACGTCTGGAGAAGTTTTTGGGGCTCAAGCATTGCTTACAGGGGACAAGAACTATGAAATATTAGAATCTATAATGTATGTGTCCTCCGTAGACGAACTTCCGCCTCTAGCGAGGGAAAAGCTAGAGGGTATTCCAATAGTAAAGGCCCCACCTCCAGCAAAGGGTGGGTATGCGTTTTTCGTTATGCCAGGGGAAGATGTATACGTTCAGACGTATTAACAGATTGATAAGGAGGAATCACTATGATAAACAATCCTGTTGTGAGTGCAACTGGGGGGGGCGGAGTGGCCACGATCGCGTATGGGGCAGGGATAAACTCCCCTGAAACCACGTTTGTAAACAAAAACGGAGAGCTGACGACAACGCAGGACTATACAGTTCAGGTTCCGAAAAACACTATCGTTCGTGTTTCTGGACAAGCAAAGGGGAACTTTTCTGCCAACGGAGAATATACTTTTGTTTGCGGCAATGAATTAGCGGACTTTGCTATGTTCATTTATGGGAACGTAGATATTACTGGGACGTGAAATGATATTATGCTCCACACCCTACAAGAACTCTCCGGGATGGTTGCTGCAGACAACGCGGATGCTTTCTACTCCTGGCCGGAGTGGAGGAGGCTAAAGGCCGAGGTGTTGAGGCTCGATCGTTTTGAATGTCAAGAGTGCAGGAAGAAAGGTAGATATACTAAAGGGTATATCGTCCACCACATAAACCATCTCAAGGATAGACCGGACCTTGCGTTGAGTGTGTTTGATGAGGACGGAAGAAGGAACCTCGAATGCGTTTGCAAAAAATGCCATGAGGATTTACATCCGGAATCGCAGAAAAAATTTCCCGCACGAAAAGTTTGGCTGACGGACGAGCGGTGGGACTGAAAAAATTTTTGTACCCCCCCCTCGAAAAAAACGAGTCGAGGTTGAAAATGGCCGGTCGTCAAGGGTGCAGTCCTTTCTGTATATACTATACTATGCGTATAGGTGAGGTGATAACATGCCGAAAAAAGCATCTGGTCTGTGCGCGGTTTACGAAAAGACTTCGGACTACAAGCAGCTTCGCGAAGATCTGTTGGAGGATCTGCAATCCCGCGGGCTGGTGAGCCGGCCTTATGTGGATAAGGTCAACGAGTACATGAGTCTGTGGTGCCTGGAGAAAATGCTGGCCGAAGATATCGCGGAGCGCGGGGTGTATGTGGAGTACCAAAACGGTGCCAACCAGAAGGGAACCACAGACAACAAGAGCGTAGAGAAGATCGCCCGAATCTCTTCCCAGATGTTAAATATCTGGCGTGCTCTCGGGTTCCAGGATCAGGCGCTTAACGCGAAACCATCCGGTGGTGATGACGATGCCCTGTGAGATCCCTAAAGAGGTCCTTGGATATTTAGAGAGCGTGGAACAGGATATACCGCGGGCTTGCAGGGAACAACATGCGTTGGCGGATTATGTTCGGCGCGTGTTTTCCCAAGAGGACATCCATGTGGATCTTGAGCAGCTTGGGCGTTACCTCGGGTTGGTAAAGTATTTCCCCTATGATCGGCTCTTCCCCTGGGAGGAATTCTTGCTTACGCTTTGGGATTGCACCTACAAAGCGGACGGGACGCCACGGTGGAAAACGGTTCTCTGCATGGTAGGCCGTGGTGCTGGGAAGGATGGATTCATTGCGTTCGATTCTGCGTGTTCCATCTCTCCGTACAATCCGGTCGCTCACTACAATGTTGACATCTGTGCCAACAATGAGGAACAGGCAGTCACGCCCGTCAAGGATCTGGCAGAGGTTTTGGAGACGCCGAAGTGGGAAAGCAAGCTGCGAAAGCACTACTACCATACCAAGGAACTGATCCAGGGCCGAAAGAACAAAGGGGTTATGAAGGGGCGGACCAATAATCCGAAGGGCCGGGACGGTATGCGCTCCGGTAAGGTAGTGTTCAATGAGGTCCACGCCTTCGAGAACTATGACAATATCAAGGTGTTTATCACCGGCCAAGGGAAGGTGGCCCAGCCGCGCGTCGGAATCTTCACCTCCAACGGAGAAGTTTCGGATGGACCGCTGGACGATTATCTGGCCAGAGGACGAAGGATCCTGTTTGAAGGAGAGGAGGACAACGGGTTTCTTCCCTTCATCTGTTGCCTGGAGTCTAAGGATCAGGTTCACGATCCAGAAAACTGGTTCATGTCGAATCCGTCGCTGTACTACATGCCGCACCTCCAGCAAGAGATCGCTGATGAGTACCGGGATTGGAAAGACCACCCGGAACAGAACGGAGACTTCATTACCAAGCGAATGGGGATCCGAGCGGGGTTTAAGGAGATTGCGGTGACCGATTATGAGAAGGTCAAGGCCACAAACCAAACGGTACCAGATCTTCAGGGATGGTCCTGCACCGTCGGGATAGACTATGCCGAGCTGTCCGACTGGGCGGCAGTGAATCTGCACTTTCGCAGGGGAGCGGAACGCTACGACATCAACCACGCCTGGATGTGCTTACAGTCCAGGATGCTGAGCCGAGTGAAGGCTCCGTGGAAAGAGTGGGCTGAACGCGGGCTGGTGACAGTGGTGGATGATGTGTCCATTCATCCGGATTTGTTGGCCCAATACATCGCCAAGGCGGCGGAGAAGTATAACCTGAAGATGCTTGCTATGGACCACTACAGGTGGACGTTAGTTTCGGAGAGCCTGCGGAAGATCGGCTTTGACGCAGCGGACAAGACCCGGGTCAAGATGATTCGTCCGTCAGACATCATGCAGGTGGAACCAGTCATTCAAGAATGCTTTGACCGTGGCCTGTTCCACTGGGGGGATAATCCGTGCCTTCGGTGGGCGGTGAACAACACCAAACGGGTGGCAAGCAGCCGTAAGCTCGGCGTAGATACAGGAAATTTTATTTACGCCAAGATTGAAGCCAGAAGCCGGAAAACGGACCCGTTTATGGCCTTGGTAGCCAGCATGGTTGTTGAGCCAGCGTTGGGGGACGGGATGCCGGTGGAAATTCCGCCTGTTGGAGCCATTCGATTGTGAGGTTTGCGTGTGCTGAAAGAATTCAATGGACAAACCTGGTTTTGCTGCCCTAGGTGCGGGAAAAAGATCCACCCGGTAACGCCGGGGGCCCGCGGGGTGTATGTCACTTGCAAGCAGAAACGAAAGGATGGGACCCGTTGCAATTGGAGCGGTGAAATCCGCTGGGAAAAATAAAATCAGTTTCCAAGTTCGAGAGCCATTGAGCCAACTGCCGAGAGATCGGTGGTTGGCTCTTTTCTTTTAAGTAAAACCGAAAGGAGGCGAACCGGTGGGAATCAATTTCTTTCGATGGCTTCGGGAACGAAGTCAGTCCGACTCTGTGGAGGTGACCTGCCGAGAACTGTTCGACGCTTCACAGGAATACCAAGTGCGTGAGCTGTCCTTCTGGGTCTGCGTGAACATGGTTGCCAATGCGTTGGGTCGGTGCGAGTTCCGTACCTTCCAAGCCAACGAAGAGGTAAAGGGCAGAGAGTACTACCTGTGGAACGTATCTCCGAACACGAACCAAAACTCCAGTGCGTTCCTTCATAAGTTAGTCGCTCGGTTGTACCAGAATAACGAGGCCCTGGTGGTAGACACGATGAAGCGAGGCGACCTTGATTCGCTTGTTGTGGCAGACACCTGGGAGCCGCCGACACTGTGGCCCTCCCGGCAAAACGAGTATATCGGCGTAACGGTAGATGAGTACCAATTTCAATATCCGTTTTACGAAAACGGCGTCATCCATTTGAAGCTGAACCAAACAAACATGAAGCCGATCCTGGATGGTCTGTACCAGTCCTATTGGCGGATGGTGTCCGCGGCGATGAAGGCGTACACCTGGGGGAACGGCCAGCACTGGAAGGTTCATGTGAACCAAATCGCTCAGGGCGACAAAGGGTGGGCGGAGAAGTTTCAGGAGATGATCGCCGCCCAGGTTAAGCCGTTTTTGGAAAGCGACGGAGCTATCCTGCCAGAGTTCGACGGATACACCTACGAAAACGTCAGCGGGGCTTCCGGCGCCAGCAGGGACACAAGGGATATCAGAGCCATGATCGAGGACATCTTCGACTTTACCGCAAGAGGATTCCTGATCCCGTCCGTGTTGGTCAACGGCTCTGTCGAGGGAACGGCGGATGCCAACACACGCTTCCTCACAAACTGCATCGATCCTCTTGCGGACCAACTCCAAGAGGAAATTAATCGGAAGCGGTACGGGTATGAAGGTTGGAGCCGAGGGAACTTCCTTCGGATTGACACCTCTAGCATCATTCACTTCGATATTTTCGCCAACGCGGCAAACGTGGAAAAGTTGGTCGGGTCCGGCGCATTCACCATCAATGACGTGCTGCGGGCGGCAAACCAGCCCCCGATTACAGAGCCGTGGGGCGATGAACACTTTATGACCCTGAACATCTCCACCATGGGACAAGCCACCCGAAACCTGAGCACGAGAGGGGAGTGATACAACGTGAGAAATTACTATGCAATCCAGCAAGCCGATAGAGCGGCGGATATCTACATTTTCGGCGACATCGTACCATTCGAGTTTTTTGATGGAGATGTATCCGCAAATGGGATCCGGAACGAAATTGAATCGCTCGAGGTTGACGAAATCCGCGTTCACATCGACAGCTATGGCGGATCCGTATCGGAAGGTTGGGCGATTTACAACGCGCTTCGGCAGCACCAGGCTAAGGTTGTGACATACGGAGATGGATTCGTTGCCAGCGCGGCCCTCTATCCGTTCCTGGCAGGCGATGAGAGGATCGCGTCCAACCTTTCCGCCTACTACCTCCACCAGGTGATGATGAGCGCCGAGGGCTACGCCAAAGACCTGCGTGCCGCGGCTGATGAGGCGGATTTCATGACCGACGTTGGAATCAATGCATTCGTCGAACGGGCTGGTATGGATGCTGATACTGTTCGTCAACTGATGGAGGCGGAGACGTGGTTGACGCCTACACAGGCGCTGGAGTACGGCCTCGCCACGGCCATCACAGCGGATCCGTCGGCTCCTGTGGTCCAGACAGCCAAGCGAGGGATTATCCAGAGAGTGTTTTCTGAGGCGCCCAAGCAGGAGAAACCCAGAGAGGAGCCCCTGGAGGAACCCGTGGGAGAAGCGCCCGTTCCTATCAACCCTATCATGAAACTTTTTGATAACAGAAAGGAGAACTGACCCGAATGAGAAATAATGACGCTCTGACCCGGGATGAGATCCGGGCCAAGATTCAGCAGGCCATCAAGGATGGCAACACCGATGAATTCTCGGTCGCCTTTGACGAGATGATTCAGAACATCGGCGACGATGTGCAGCAGAGAGCCGCCGAGCAGGTGGAGGAGATGAAGCAGGGGCTTGACACCTCCGTCCTGACCGCCCGCGGCGTGCGGCAGCTCACCAGTAAGGAGAAGGTCTTCTATCAGAAGCTCATCGGCGCCATGAAGGAGAAGGATCCCCGCCAGGCTCTGAATAACCTGGATGTGGTGATGCCTGAGACCGTCATCGACGCAGTGTTCGATGAACTCCAGACTTCCCACCCTCTGCTGTCCCATATCCAGTTCACCAACACCCGGGGCGCTATCCGGATGATGATGAACACCAACGGCTACCAGAAAGCTGCCTGGGGCCAGCTGTGTGATGAGATCGTCCGGGAGCTGACCTCTGGTTTCAGGGAGGTTGACACCGGCCTGCTTAAGCTGTCTGCCTTTATGCCCGTCTGCAAGGCCATGCTGGACCTTGGCCCCGAGTGGCTGGACAGTTTTGTGCGGCAGGTCCTGTACGAGGCCTATGCCAACGGTCTGGAGGCCGGTATTGTGGCCGGTGACGGCAACGAGATGCCCATCGGCATGAATCGCCAGGTCGGCGACAACGTGACTGTGACCGGCGGCGTGTACCCTGTCAAGGCTCCTGTGGCCGTGTCCGACTTGTCTCCCGCAACTGTGGGTAACCTGCTCTCCCTGATGGCAGTGGATCCCAACGGGAAGGCTCGGAATGTGCGTGACGTAATCCTGGTGGTCAATCCTGTGGACTATTTCCAGAAAATCATGCCCGCTACCACTATGATGACCCCCAACGGTACTTACGCCAACGACGTGATGCCTTATCCCATGACTGTAATCCAGTCTCCCGCCGTGGAGCAGGGCCAGGCGATCATGGGCTTGGGGTACAAGTACTTTGCTGCTATCGGCTCCGCCCGAGACGGCCGGATTGAGTACTCCGACCACTACCGGTTCCTGGAGGATGAGCGTGTATACCTGATCAAGGGCTACGCAAACGGCTTCCCCATGGACAACAACGCTTTCTTCGTCCTGGACATCTCCGCCATTCAGCCTGCCGTGTGGAAGGTGCAGCAGGTAGACGCCCCTGATGCATCTGATGTTGCAACTCTGGCAGACCTCCGCATTGGCGGTCTGACCCTGTCTCCCGCATTTGCGGCCGGTACTACTACCTATACCGCGTCTACCACCAACGCTACCAACACGGTCATGGCAATCCCGGCAGACGCAAATGCGACCATCGAAATCACGAACCAGTGGCCCAGCGACGATGCAGCCGCTCCCGTCGTGAATGGCCGAGCAGTTACCTGGAAGGAAGGCGCAAACACCCTGATCGTGAAGGTGACCGCAGCGAATGGTACCGCGAACAAATCTTACACTGTTACGGTGACCAAGTCGGGGGGTTAACACCCCCGGCTGATACCGGGCTCGTTGGCTCGGGGGAGATTGGAAGAGCACGGATTGGAACGACTTGAACCAGAGAGGATGATTTCAGATGGCATATACACCCACGACTTGGACCGATGGTGATCTTATCACCGCCGAGAAGATGAATAAGCTCGAACAGGGTGTTCAGAATGAGCAGGTCGGCCCCCAGGGACCCGCCGGGGCTGCTGGTGCAACTGGCCCTGCCGGGGTTTCCGCTGGATTTGGAACGCCTACCGCTACCGTAGACGCTAATACTGGCACTCCGTCTGTGACCGTGTCTGCATCCGGCCCTGACACTGCCAAAGTGTTTTCGTTCGCCTTCAAAAATTTGAAGGGTGCTAAGGGTGACAAGGGCGATACTGGGGCCCAGGGCCCTGCCGGCACCTCTTATACGCTTCCTGCTGCCACCACTAGCGCGCTGGGCGGCGTGAAGATGGCCGCTGCCGTTGCAGACGCAGCTGCAGCTCCTACTATGGGAGAGTTTAACGGCCTGCTGGCTTCCCTTCGTGCAGCTGGGATTCTGGCAAGCTCTTAAGGGGTGACGGTATGCAGCGAGAAAACATTCCTGAATCGTTGCTGGCCGATGTAAAGAACTACCTGAACATCACCTGGGACGATGAGGCAACGGACGCGAAAATGTCCGGCCTCATCGCCGCGGGGTCTGTGTACCTGGATCTGAAATATGGCGGGGAGGCAGACTACATGGAGGACGGGCTTCCGCGCACTCTCTTGATGGAATATGTGCGGTACGCAAGAGACGGAGCGCTCGATGTGTTTGAAAACAACTATCAGCCCCTTGTCATCGGGATGCAGAACCAAAAGGCGGTGAGCGAGTATGTCCCAGCCGTGGAAGGCACCGTATCGTCCCAGTAACCAGGTCACACAGAGTTACAACGACGGGGTTGTAACCATCTATTCTGTGGAGGATGCTGCGCGTCCTGGATATCAGCCAGAACCTAAGCTGACGAAAAAGGTTTCCCTTCGCTACGAAGAGCAGCGTTTGGGAATCCAACGCTACTATAGCGGCCGGCAAAACCAGGTGGACATTGAGCGGGTAATCAGGACGCAGCGCGTCGGAAATGTGAACAACCAAAATGTCGCGATCACAGAGGATGGACGTCAGTACCGCGTTGATCTAGTGCAGTCCGTGATGGATGTATGGCCGGAATCCGTTGACATCACCCTCGCCAAAATAGAACAAGAATTCGAGGTGCCATGATGAGGTGGTACGAAACAATCATTTCTGCACACACGTCGGTGACGGATTCTGTCAGCCACAACGAAAAGCTGCATTCGGACCGGTATTTCGTCTGGGGAGAAACCGGAGCCAACGACCTGGAGGCGGGCAACCTTCACGCGGAAAAGGCTGTTACCGGGTACACAGACCTGTATACCAAACAGGAGTTTGACCCGTGGAAAGAACAGATAGAGGAAGCGTTTGACGCCGCCGGGATCGCCTGGGTCCTGAACTCCACGCAGTACGAAGAGGAAACGGGATTCACCCATTACGAATGGTATTGGGAGGTGACAGACGATGCCGAAGGCTAAGGTGACGACTAATGCAATCAATGAGTACCTCCAGATCATTCGATCTCTAGGCGAGAACGCAGATGACGTAGTTAAAAAGGCTGTGTATGAGGGGAGCGCCATTATTGCCAACCAGGTATCTGCGAACATCAGCGCCATCCCTATTGATGAAAGCTGGGGCACAGAAAGCCACCCCAAAAATGGAATTACGGCTGTGGAGAAAGCTGGGCTACAGGATTCGTTCGGTATTGCGGATATGCAGGATGATAACGGTTTCATCAACACCTTGATCGGCTTCCAGCAACCGGATTACAACGCAAACGGCAAGGCAAATATCATGATTGCGAGAGCCACGCAGTCTGGCACCTCGTTTTCGAGAAAAATTCCATTCTTTGCAAACGCGCTTCGAGCTACTAGAGGACAAGCCAGAGAACGGATGGTCCAGGTAGCGGAAGAAGAACTCAAAAAACTTTCGAAAGGATGATCGCATATGGCAACCATCGGTTTATCCAAACCCTATTACGCCATCTACAGCAACGATGGCAACAGCGTTACCTATTCCAACGGCGGCCTGATCGGCAAGGCCACCGAATTGACCCTTGAACTGGAAGAGGGCGATAGCAATAACTTTTACGCCGACAACGCCGTTGCGGAGACGGACAGCCAGTTTTCCGGCGGCACTATCACCCTGTCCACGGATGATCTTCTTCCCTCTCCCATGCTGGCAATCCTCGGCCTCAAGCAGGAGGCCATGGACGTGGATGGCGTGACTACCGACAGCCCCCAGTGGATTGTCTACGACGATGATCAGGCGATTCCTTACGTTGGTTTCGGCGGCATCATCAAGGCCAAGCAGAACGGCCAGACCAAGTGGATTGCAGTGGTGTTCAACAAGATCCAGTTCGCCAATCCCGGCATCTCTGCTGTCACTCAGGGCGAGACCATCGAATGGCAGGCCAAGGAGTTGACTGCAACCGTTATGCGCGACGACAGCGTCAAACACGGCTGGCAGATGCAGTCCACCCCCATGGACACCGAGGCCGACGCGGAGGCAGCCATTAAGGATGCGCTGAACATCACAAACCCTAATCCGACCCTGGGCACACTGACGGTTTCCAGCGCCGCAGGGTCTGAGACAGGGGAAACCGAAATTACCGTGGCGCCTCCCATTACATACGGAAACCACTATGTGTACCAGGTGAACACGGACGTTACCCTCCCGGCAGAATACGGCGAGGATGTGTCTAGCTGGACGCCCTGGAATGGGATGTCTGCCATCCAGGCGACCACTGGCCAGGAGATCGGCGTGGTGGAGGCAGACGCCGCGAATAAGGCAGTAAAGGCCGGCAAGACGACGGTGACGGCGAAGGAGGGTGCGTGATGCGCACAATTAACGTGAATTTTAGAGGGAACACGCATCTTGCTTGCTTTTCCTCCGGGGTCGTTGTGGCCCTGGAGGAGAAGTACGGCGATGCAGACAAGGGACTCCAGCAGGTATTAAGCGGAAAGACCGCGGATGCTATGTGGTTCTTAACTCAGGTTATGAACGCTGGTAGCGACTACGCTGAATATAACGGCATGGAGGTTCCTCCCCGAGTTACTGAAAAGGAAGTGCTTTCCTGCATCGGGATTGATGACTTCAAGCAAATTTTTGCTGACCTTTCCTCTGTTGTTGCAGAGGGGAGCAAGACCACTGTGGAGGTCGAGCCCGAAAAAAACGTAGAGGCCAGGCAGGAGGAAGGCTGACCTCTGCCTGGCTTTTGTGGTATGGGATGAAAATCGGTCTTTCTCGGCATGAGACGCTTGTCCTTCCTTTTGGGGAACTACTTGATTTCATCGCGATCCAGCAGATAAAAAGCGAGGGCGCAAAACGCAAGCCGACGATTGATGACAACGAAAGCGAATTCATGCGCTTGTTGAGTTTTAAGTAGGAGGTGACTGCATGGCAACGGATGTATCTATTCGAGTAGGCGTTGATGGCGAAAAAGAATTTTCGTCTGCACTCAAAGCGATAAATTCTCAGATCAAGAATCTGAGAAGCGAAATGAAGTCCACCGTCACCTCTATGTCTGGGCTGGACAGCGCTGAAAACCGGGCGGCAAAGCAGTCTGATATTTTGGGCCGGTCCCTGGAGGCACAGAAACAAAAGCTATCTGTATTGAATGGCCAGTATGACCGGCAGTCCGCAAAATTAAAAGAGCTGGCCCGGGCGGCGGAAGATGCTGCAAACGCGCAGTATTCCAGCCAGGACGAAATGGTGATGGCGGTGACAAAGGCAAACAATGCCTATAACCGCCAAAACAAGGTTGTCAATGATTTAGGTACCCAGATCAACAATACAACCGCAGAAATCAACCGGCTCCAGGCTGAAATGGGTGGCGTTTCTACGGAGACTACCCAGGCCGTAAGTGCCTTTGACCGGCTGAGTCAAAAGATCTCTCAGCAGGAGGGCGACCTCAAGGGGTTAAAACAGGCATATAGCAATGCCGTATTAGAGTTTGGCGACGGATCGTCCGAGGCGAAACAATTCGCTTCGCAAATTGAAAAACTCTCCACGGAGCTAAAGCAGAGCCGGAGTGCTATGCAGGACGCTGCCGACGCAGCGGACAAGCTGGACCGGTCTCTGGACGATGCTGGGAATGAAGCCAAAGAGGCCAGCAGCGCCTTTGGGGATGTGTTCTCTGCGGATATGCTCTCCGACGGGATTCAGTCCGTCGTTAGCGGCATTGCAGACCTTGTAGAGTCTACCTCTGAGTATCGCCGGATTATGGCATCTCTGGAGGTGTCCAGCCAGAAAGCGGGGTACACCGCCGAACAGACAGCGCAGAGCTACCAGCAATTTTACTCCGTGCTTGGAGATGAGCAGTCCAGTGCAACGGCTCTGTCTAACCTACAGGCGTTAGGTCTTTCGCAAGAGGACCTGACCAAGATGATAGACGGGACCATTGGCGCTTGGGCGACCTATGGCGATTCTATACCCATTGATTCATTAGCTGAGGCCGTAAATGAGACAATCCGGACGTCCAAGGTCACTGGGACATTTGCCGACGTGCTCAATTGGGCCGGTACCAGTGAGGACGAATTCAATGCCTCGTTGGAAAACGCTAACAGTGAAACAGAGCGCGCCAATCTGGTTTTGAAGGAATTGTCCCGTCAAGGTCTTGTTTCCGCTGCGGAGGAATGGAGAAACACTAACTCCGCAATCGTAGAAACCAACAAGGCGTCTAGCGACCTAAATGACGCTTTAGCTCGAGCGGGAGACGCCCTGTCGCCTATGGTGGCAAAGGTGAAAGAATTTGCGGCCAACCTGATAAACGGTTTCCTGGATATTGCAGAGAGCAGTGATATCGCTATCCCGGCTATTACTGGTGTAGCCGCTGCGATTGGGGTTCTTGCTGCGGCATCGGTCGTTTCAAAGATCGGCCAGTTAGTTTCGAGCTTGGGTCTTCTGGCAACGCTTACGAATCCGTTTGTTTTGCTGGGTGCAGCAGCGGCCGGGGTTGCAGCGGCGATTGTGACGCTCAGTCAGAGCGAAGGGGAATACATCAGTTATTCGGAGCAGTTTGCAAATCGCATCCAGGAAACTACTGACCAGATCAACGAACATGCAGATTCCTTCAATAGTTTACAAGAGTCCGTCGGTGAATCTATGGCATCCATCCAAAGTGAGATGGGTATTGTGGAGCAGTATGTTGGTGAGCTCCAGAGTATCACGGATGCTAATGGGCGTGTTGTAGAGGGATATGAAGAACGAGCCGCTTACCTTGCAGATTACATAAACAATAAGGTGCCCGGCGCGGTGTCTGCCTCTGAAAGTGAGGCCGGAGCGGTATACAAAGTGTCCGACGCTATCGATGATCTGATTTTTGCGCGGAAGCAGGAAGCCGCTTTAAATGCTATCCAACCGGCATACGAAGAAGCGCTTACTAAGCAGTTGCAAGCATATCAAGATCTGACTCAGGCTACCAGGGATTACAATGCGGCGCAGGATCAAGTAAATACTTTACAGGGTATGCTTGCGGATACCGGGGGTTTAACCGCTAAACAATATTCTGATTTGCGAAGCCAGCTAGATGCAGCAAACGAAGCCCTTGCCCAAAGTGAGCAGAATTTGACCACAGCCCAGGGGACATGGGACAGCTACAATCAGACCTTGGAAACCTATAACCAGATCGCCAATGCAACCACGGGTGACATGGCTGCATTGGACCAGGCCATCGCACAGTCCTCTGCAAACATTGTCAAGGCGTCCGGAGATAACCAGGCAGCCTTAGAGGAAAATGTGGCGAAGATGCAGGCTGACTACCAAAACATGGTGGTCTATATTGCGGAGCACTGGAACCAGATGTCTGAAACCGAACGGAATGGTTGGGCAAGTCTGTTAGAGCAACAGCGATCTGCATTGGAGACTCAGGTCAATGAAGCGAGAGAGGGCGGCGTTCAGATTCCGACAGCGATCGGAACCGGAATGAACGAGGGCGCTTACCAGCTTACCGGTTCTGCCCAGCAAATCTACATGCAGTTGATGCAGGAGCTTATGCCGGGGCCGGACTGACTGGTCATTCCCTCAGCGACGCCTTGCGCAGC